TATTTCTTTTTGTTGTAAATTAAATTGTTTTACCCAATTACCATTTGTCATCTGATAAATTGTTATGAAATTATTACCATCATTTAATACTACATATTTTCCTTCATAATCTTTTTTATTACCTTCATCTTTTTGAAGAGTTTCTAATGTATAATATAATTTATCAATTTTAATTTGTTTACAATCATCGGGTTTAAATTTTTTCTTTTCTAATTCTAATTTATTATATTCTGACTCAAATAATTTTAATTCTTTTTCTAAATCTATATCTTTTATAGATTCTAAATCTTTTTCTAATGTTTTTTTTAATTCTGTAATAAAATGGTAAAATCCTTTATCGCTTTGCTTACTTAAATGAATTAATCTATTAATAGAATTATCCTTAAAAGTATTTAATTCAGTATAGTTTTTATAATGTTCTGGAAAATTATTTAATAATGGATTAGTAGTTTTAAATTCATATTTTTTATCTTGTTTCTTATTAATTTTTAAATCTTCTATATAATCTTTATTAAAATCTTTAATATTTTTATTTAATTTTATATTGATGTTCTCAATATCTTTTTTATCTAAATTATTAATATCAAAATTATATATTTGGAGAATTTTATTAAGTTCACTATAATTTATAAATTCATTGTTATTTAATAATAGTTCTTTAAGATTTGGGAATATTAATGTTAAGAATTTATTATATTCTTCATTTGTAAATGTTTCTGGAAACTTAAATGTAATTACAGGTGTATCTTCTTTAAATAATAAAGTTTTCTCATAAATATTCTGTTTTTCATTTTTTCTATAAAGAGTGAAGTAATTTATAGCATCTTTATCATATATAAGAGAATCAACATTACTATCAATATATTGTATTTTTTTATCTAATTTTATAGTTATTTTATTATCTTGCAAAGATTGTATTTTTCCTGAATATTTATTATTATCATTATTAATTGTCAAAATAATAAATATTTCATCATCGACTTTCATATCATTAATATCTTCCATATATTGTTCTAAATCAAATAATAAGACATTATCATCCTCTGGAATTTTATTAACATAACCTACAATTCTTACTTGATCGCCAGAATATAATTGCTTAATTTCATCATCATTCATTTTATAAATTTTTTTTGAGATTAGTCTAAATTTATCTAATTTTCTAGGGTTATTTAAAATATCAACGCATTTAAAATCTTCACTATTAAAATTTTTAATATTTTCATGAATACAATCAGTTATAACATCTCTATTAAAATTAGCAGTATATTTATAATTATTGGATTCGCTATCATTTAATGTATCAAAGGGTCTTTCTAATTCATATAATCTGTTCTGTTTAATATCATATGGTTCTCCTGAATTATTTATATTATTATATTTTTGTATATAATCTTCTATTGTATTTTTAACAAGAGAAGGATTATTATTGTAAAAAGCACCATCAGTATATTTTTCAGTATCAACAAGAAACATTTTCTTTTTAATGCTTACAATAGGATAAAATAGTTTATCATTAATTTTTTCATCTTTTTTATTTTTTAAATTAGTGTAAATAGATAATAAATTATTTACATTAGTAATAGTATTAATACTATCAACATTATCTTTTGTTAATAATAAAATATTATTTTTAAATTGATCATCAGTATAATCAATAAAATCACTATTAACAACTCTTGTAATTTTAACTTTACTAATAAAATCTCTAAGTTCTTCACTGGTTTCATCAACATATTCTATTTCATTACTATCAATTTCATCAATAATATCTATTTCGCCTGGTTCTTGCTGTTGATCAGTAACCTTATCCTTTTTAGAAATATTAACAAATTCTACATTTTCATCTTCATCAATTAAAATATCATCATCAAATTCAGTATCGCTATTATAAAATAGTAAAGAAGACATTATTTATATTATTATATATTTAATAAAAAAATAATAAAAATTTTTTAAATTTTTTTATATTTAAATTTAATTAAATTTAGAAATCCATAATATCACCAGAATATGAAGTAGATAATTGCGTAAATTCTAACCATTCTTTATTTAATTTTCGGATTTGTGATTGTATTTCCTCTAATCCATCAATAAATATAGAATTAATTTGTTCTTTCTTAATTTTATTATTTAACTGAATTCTAAATATAACTGATTCTTCTAAGGGATGTTCTACTCTATATCCAATATATGATATTTTACTACTATTATCTTTTCTAATAAAGATATTATAAAATAATGCTTGTATTAAATTACCAATAGTATGCTTTTCATTTTCTATTTGTATATCATATAGATTCTTGCTATTTTCTACAAATTTAAAAGTAAATGTTTCATTAGTAATATTATTAATTAATTTATCAATTTTATCATTTAGAATTACTAATGATTTAAATACAAGATATTCGGGTTTAATGGTATATTCACACTCAATATCAAACTCAAAGAAATTTGGTTCATCATATTGATTTTTATGGAAAAACCTTGCTCTATCTAAGTTATTAAAGTCTTTTGTAAAACTTTCAATATTCTCTTTTGTAGCATTAGGATTTTCATCTTTATATTTTTTAATTCTATCTTTTAGTGCTTTACTGGATAACTTTTCATCAACAATATTATGATAAACACATTTACTTACAAATGAAAATCCAGAATGATTTTTAGCAATATCTTTTGTAGCATATGCCTCAATATGAATAGCATCTCCATCACTATTATCAATTAAGTTTGGTTTTAATTTTGTAATTAAGATATGGTCATCACTATATTTGTTTTTAGGGAATATTTTGAGTTTTTCTTTTTGAGATAACTCCTTATTATTAGAATTCATAATCTGAAAATCATCTGTAGTAACATCTAATAGATTAGTAGTATCATTTTTTTTATTTAAAATAAATTTATACTTATTTTGTTCAAAATCAATAATATCATTTGGTTGTAGATTAATAGGCAATAATGATAATCTTTGTAAAATAATTTCATTATGTAATGGACATGTATTTGTAATTATTCTTACTTTTGGATCATCAATTTGATATGGTTTAAACTCAAAACCAACATTTTCTATTTCAGATAGAATAACTCTTCTAATAGCATTTAATATAGATACATCTATATCTAAAACCTTAAAATTTAAAGAATTTTCTTTTTTAATTAAATCTTTAAAAGGTGACATTTTATTAATTTAATATATATTAAATTATTTATAAATATATTCAATTTTTTAAAAATACTTATTAAAATATTGTATTACATAAAATGCTATTATTTTTAGTAGTTTTATTACATTACATATTCATTTTTTCACCAGTATTGTTATTTCTGGTACCAGTTAATTTAATAAAGAAATACTTTAAATTTTACTTTTTATCAATTGTGATGGTTCCAATCCTATGGGGTTTAAATAATAATTCTTGTATTTTAACAAATATAGAAAATGGTTTAGATAAAGAAAATAATCAAACTTTCTCAAAAAAACATTTAAAATGGTTATATAAACCAATAATGAAAATGCTTGGATTAAAATGGGAAAGTCAAAAAGATTTAGATAAAATGGCATGTATACATTGGGGATTTAATTATATATTATTATGGATATATCTGTTTCATATTCATAAATGTAAACTAGTTTAATTTGTGTTAAATTATACAATATTTTAAATTTATTTAAAATAATAATAAAATGAATAACCAGAAGACATTACAAAAACATTTATTATTTTATTCTAATTTATGTGAACACTCAAATGAAATTTATAAAAAAATTCTAAAATATAATCTAAAAAATTATTTTTATTTAATAGATATAAGTTTAAATAAATTTAAAATTCCATCAAATATTTCATCAGTTCCTACTATTTTGCTAAATGATAAAAAAACTATTTTAAAAGATGATGAATTAAAAAATTTTATAGATTCCTTAAATAAAGAAAAAGAAATAGATGTACAACCATATTATCTAAATGGTTCTTCATTAAGTGATAATTTTTCACTATTAAATGAAGAAGATAATAATAATAGTATTAATAAAGGTTTTGAATATATAAATGATATAAATAAGATGTTATTGGTAAATGATAATGAAAAAACTATAAAAAATAAAAATGATAATAAAAATTTAGCAGACAAAATGAATTCTATTCAGGAAGATAGAAATAGAGATATACAAAATATATTTAATAGAAAACCACCACAAGTTAAATAAAAATATTTAAAAGATATTATTATATTATATAAAAAAGACTTATAATATGGGTTCAGAAAATGATAAATTTTATAATATATTTAATAATACGTTAAGTAATTTCATTAAAGATTTAATCAATGTTTTTCCTAATGATAATGATTTTAAATTATTTAAAACATCCTCAAATATTGTAAAAATGGCAAACTATAAGAAACCACTTGAGTTATTTAATTTAGGATTAAATGATGAATTTAAAAAAAATATTAGAGAAAAGAATGAAGAATTTTTTTTAAATAATGATTATAGTGATGTATTAAATAATGAAGATTTACAAAAAGAAAGAGATGTAAATAATGATATTAATAATCAGTTAATATTAAAACTTAAGAATTATTGGAAGGAATTAGATGTTGAAAATAAAGAAACAGTATGGAAATATTTTACTATTTTATTAAAACTTTGTGATAAAATTTATCAATAAAATATAAATGGAAAGTACTGCAACATTTAAAAATTTAAACTTACTTAATTATTTTACGATATGGATAACTATTTGGTTTATATTATTTATAAATAATATAGTTAAATATAATCCAATTATTCCTTACATTTTAATTATATATCCAACACTATATATGCTTTATGTATACATAAAAGATAATAAGGATACTAATTTAAAAAGATTTATAACAATATCAGCATCTATACTGATGCATTATGTTCCTTTAATTTATTTATATTTAAATTATGAAACAAATATTAGAGTAGATTCTATTATTATTAGTTTAATTCTATTAAATTTTTACTTAATTTATACTAAAAGTAAAAATTTAGATATGAATAAAATTTATAATGATATATATTTTAATAATAAATTATACTAATTTTACTTAAAGATATTAATTAAAATATAAATAAAAATGATTTCACAAGTTCAGGAGAGTATTGTATATGTTTTTAATAAGATTTTAATTAATTTTTTTAAGGAAATTAAGAAAGAGCAATACTTTAAGTTAGCAATTAAGAAGAATTATAAAGTGATTGATAAGAAAAGTCATAAATATATAAAATATTTTTCAAAAAAGATGTTTGATAATATACAGATTTTATGTGAACCTGATTTAGACTTAAAAATTTTAGAACAAAATGAAGAATTTACAAGTACAAATATCTTTAAAAATATTAATATTGGTAGATTATTAAAAAATTATGATAATGATAATGATAAAAATACCATTTTAAGTTATATTATTACATTATCAGTATTTAATGTATTATATGAAGACAGTCGTATTATTTATGAAAAGATGTTACATGAGAGTAAAAATAAAGAAGACATTTTAAATGATGATGATGATAAAGATGATAATAATGAAAAAGATGAAGAAAAAGTATTAGATGATGACGATGAAGATGACGATGACAGAGAGGATGATGATAGTGAAAGTGAAGATGATATGTCAGATGAAGCAATCTTACATAGTATTTTAACAAAATCTATTAAAATTTTAAGTTCTATAAATAATAATGTTAATGTAGAAAATGATTTAAATGAAATAATGGATGATGATGTAAGAATATTATTAAGTCATATTAATGAACTAAAAGTAAATGTAATAAATAATGAAGATTTAGATAATACAAATATTGATAACTTATTAGGAAATAGTAAAATAGGGCAATTAGCAAAAGAAATTAGTAATAATATTGACTTAGATCAATTAAATATTAATACTGAGAATCCAGAGGAAATGTTAAATCCTGCTAATTTATTTAATGGTGAAAATGGAAATTTAATTGGAAACTTAGTACAACAAGTAGGAAGTAGTATTACTGAGAAAATGAATTCAGGAGAATTAAAACAGGAAGATTTATTAAAAGATGCTTTTTCATTAATGAATAAAATGCAAAATAGTAGTTCAGATAATCCAATTATTGATAATATGGTAAAGAATATGATGAATACCCATAATACACAAGGTGGAATGCCGAATATGAGTGAAAATATGGATATGAACTCAATGATGCAACAGATGATGTCAGGAATGGGAGGAATGGATCAAAATTCTATGCAACAAATGATGAATAGCATGGGTGGAACACAAGGTCTTAATCAAAATAATCCAAATTCAAGAGAAGGAAAAGAGAAGGAAAGATTAAGAAAAAAATTAGCAGAAAAAAATGGAGAAAAATAAATTAATGTAAAATAAATAAAATAATAAATTTATAATAATATATTAAATATGAGTGAAACAATATGGTTTAAAGATTTACCTGGATTGATTACAAAAGATAATTTCTTACAATTTTTTCCAACAAGTAGTATGAGTTATGTAGAACAAATAAACTCAATAGTTAGATTTTCTATATACTTAACATTAGTATTAGTATTATTTAAAAATAATTATAAGGTTTTTTATGTTCTAGTAATAATACTTTTAATAAGTTATGCAATGTATATAGTAGAAAATAGAAAAAGACAAAATAAAAGAGAGATGTATCAAAGAAATAATTTAGCAAAATCAAAAATTAGCAATGATGTTTGTAAGAAACCTTCTGTTAATAATCCATTTATGAATAGAAACATACTAACAGATAGTCCAGATAAGGATTACCCTGCTTGTGATATTGAGAATGAAGCAATTAAGGAAGATATTAAAGCTAAATTTGATGAGAAGTTATATAGATCAGTAGGAGATATATTTGAAAATCAAGCATCAGATAGACAATTCTATACAATGCCAAACACAAACTTAGTAAATGATCAAACAGGGTTTGCAGAATGGTTATATAAAAGACCAAGTTGTAAAGGTGGAGATGTAGAGGCATGCTATAAAAATGTGAGTGAAGTTATAGGAAGAACCTATAATTAAAAATTAATTAAATATATTTTTTTATTTTATTTTATTATAATAAATTAAATAAAATGGCTTGTGTTAATCGAAATGTTCATATAGATAATAGAATGGGTCTTGATGATTGTGCTTTAGCTGCGAACGAAAGACAAAATAATAGAATTAATAATTACAATTTATATAATCCTAGATCAGATTGTACTAATACTGATTACATGAAAGTAGCAGAATGTAATAATATGGTACCAAACAATGGTTATGGTTTTAGTGATAAATGTAACATTGACACTGATTCCAGATTAAGAAATGGCAGTGATTTAACAATGAAAAATACATTAAATCAAGATTTCAGAAAATGTGGTGCTAATACTGCTGCTGGATGTGAAGATGACAAGAATTCTATTGAGAATAGAATGAGAAGAGGAAATGACTTTGGTCTTAAAAGATGCGATACAGTTTCTGAAGTATCTACATTAGACCTTCATCTTACTCCAATGATTCCTTGTCTTCAAAAAAATATCCAAAATCCTGTTCACATTGTACCTTCGTGGCAATGGGGTGGTGATGGAACTCGTGATAGTTTAGCACAAAAGAAATGGCTTCAAAGCCAAGGATTTAAATTTGTAAATGGTGTAGCTGAGCAAGCATGTGGTTTCCAATAAATTTTATTTAAATTCAAATAAAATTTATATTAATAATTTTTTATATTTAATTAAAATATTAAATTTAATTAAATATGAGTAATGTCAATAATATTTTAAATAATTATGATTTAGACAAAGATAAAAATCTAGACAAACTAGAAAAGAAAATAAATAATTTATTAGAACAATTAGAGTTTGTTGATAATAAGAGCGATGAAGAAAAAGTTTTAAATAAAATAAATGAGATTAAAGAACTAATTAAGGATGTCAAATATTCTAATAATTATAAATATCCTGATTATAATGATACTAATTTTACAAATAAAATTATGTCTAAAAAAGAATTTGCTATAAATAAAATTAATAAAGAAGACATAGAAGAAGTTAATAAAGAATTTTTTGAGTTAAGTAATAATCAACAATTTTTAAAGAAATTTATATCTCCAAATACTCCTTATAGAAGTATTTATTTATATCATGGTGTAGGTGTAGGAAAAACTTGTGCATCTATTCAAATATCAGATAATTTTAAGAACTACTTTAATAAAAGAATACTTGTTATATTACCATCGACTCTAAAAGATAATTATAGAAAAGAATTATTTAATATTAAGAAACTTAATAAAGAAGATGATAATATGGAACAATGTTTAGAAAATTATTATTTACATCAAATAATCGGCAGAAATAAGATGGATGCTGATAAAATATCTAAAAAAGCAAAGAATCTTATTAACAATGAATATGAATTCTTAGGTTATCAAGAATTTGTTAATCTTGTAGAAAAAATAAAATCAAATTCTCCAAGCACTAAGATATATAATACAAAAATCAGAGAGTATTTTGATAATCGTGTTATAATTGTAGATGAAATACATAATATGAGAATGATTAAAGATGCTGAATTAGGTAAAAAAGTACCAAAAATATTTCATTATGTTTTAGATAAACTTAAGAATAATGTATTAGTTCTTTTAAGTGCTACACCAATGTTTAATGATTATAAGGAAATATTATTTATTTTAAATACATTGCTAATAAATAATAAAGAAAAGAAATTACCAGAAAATATTAAAATATTTAATGATGATGGTGAAATAGATAAAGATTTTAATAAAATTTTAATGAAATTATCAAGTAATTTTATTTCATATATGAGAGGTGAAAATCCTTATTCTTTTCCAATTAGATTAACACCTAAAATTAATAAGGATAAAAACATATTAAAAAAAGAATATTATCCCAAGAAAGATATGTATGGTAAAAAGATTGAGAAAGAAGACCAAATTGATATTATGGAATTAGTTTTTACACAAATGAGTAAATTACAAAGCCAAATTTATAAAACTATAAAAGGTACTAAAAATAATAATAACGATGATGATAAAAGTATAGAAAAAGCAGATCTACAACAAAAAGTACAGGTGTCAAATATAGTTTATCCAAGTAAAAGTATATTTGATGATGATAATTTATCAGAAACATTTAATATTAAAAATACATATGGTATGTCTGGATTAAAATATGTATTAGATGGTGTCAATGAATTAAAATTAAAATATAAAAAAGAAACAATTGATAATTATGGAGAAATATTTGATTATAAAAATATTGCAACATATTCTCCAAAAATAAAGTTATTAATGGATTATATAAAAAATTCAGAAGGTATAGTTTTAGTATATTCCAGATATATTTATTCAGGTATTATTCCAATTGCGTTAGCATTAGAACATTTAGGTTATAATAAATATGATAATAACAATCTATTTTCAGATAATATAGAAAAAGGAAAATCAAAAGGTAATTATGTTATTGTTTCAGGAAATTCTAAATTATCTCCAAATAATACCAAAGAAATCAATGTAGCTAATTTAAAAGAAAATAGTGAAGGTGAAAAAATAAAAGTTATAATTATTTCTGAATCTGGTACAGAAGGTTTAGACTTAAAAAATGTTAGAGAAATTCATATATTCGAACCATGGTATAATATTAATAGAATAGAACAAATAGTTGGTCGTGGTGTTCGTAATAATTCTCATATTGATTTACCAAAAAGTAAAAGAAATACTACTATATATAATTATGTTAATTTAACCAGCAAAAATACAAAAGAATCAATTGATTTTAGAATGTATAGAATATCAGAAAATAAGCAAAAGAAAATTAGTGCTATTGAAAAAATTATGAAAGAAAATTCTTTAGATTGTTCTTTAAATGAGGAAGCATTAAGTTTTAAAGATATTAAAAGAGATATAATAACATCACAGAAGAAAAAGAATGAATTAAAATTAATTAATTCATATGATATTAGTGATAAAAATAGAAGTAGAGTATGTGATTATGGAGAATGTAATTTTAAATGTGCTAAAAAAATTAATTGGAACACTATAAATATTGATGATAGTACATTTAATAAAAATATATTATATTATGATATTCACATTGCCAAAAAATATATTATAAATTTCTTTAAAAAAAATAATATTGTTTTATTAGAAGATTTAAAGACAAAAATTAAATTAAAAGATGATAAAATTTTATTCTTTGCAATTAATGAATTAGTAAAAAATAAAATAATATTTAAGAATGAAAATAATAGAATGGGATATATAATATATAAATCTAATAAATATATATTCCAACCGACTGATATAACTGATGAAAAAATAACAATTCAAGAAAGAAAACAAAAGAGACAAAATAGAGCAAGAAATATTGATATTACAAATATTGATAAAGTAACAAATAAATTTATAGTTCCAGATGAGATGTGTGATATTAAGAAAGAAGATGATGACAAAATAAATTTAAATAATATATTAGAATCAAAATATACTGATATTATTAATCAAACTAAATTAGATAAAAATACACAGAAAAAAGATATCGAAAGTTTTGATAAATTAATATGGGATTCTATTATTGATAATATGGATAAAAATGAATTACTACAACTATATAAGAATATTATGAAAAACAAATTAGATGAAGCAATTAATAATAAAGTTGTAAAATCTTTAAATAAATCATATTTGGTTATGAAAAATGCTAAAGGAAATGTGATTGCTTTATATAACTACTATGATAATGTATTTATGTGTCTAAATGAAAAGAATGAATTAGTAAATTGCAGTCCTATATCAAATGGTAAATATATGGATTTATTAAATTCTAAAATATCAAAATATTCAGAAAGAGATATTAAATCATTTGGATATTATTCTACAAAGAAAAACGAAAGTATTTATAAAATAAAGGATTTAGATAAATTAGAATCTGGGGATAAAATTAAAGGTACAGCTTGTATTGGAACATCAACAATTACAAATAAAAAATTAATTAAATTTATAAATAAATTTGATAATAATATTTTAAAAGAAGACCTTTATTTCCCAAATAATAGTTTGTGTATAATTTATCAATTAGTATTGCGAAGATTAAACGATAAAAAAACTATATACTTCTTAAGACCAAGTTTTTATAATTTAATTAAATTATAAAAATTGAAATATTATTTAGAATTATTTTTTTTATATTTCTATATAAATTTAATATGAGTAATACTAAAATTTTTAATGATAATATACTTACTGCAAAAGTTAAATTAAATCCTAGAAATGTAAATAAAAATTATCAAAAATATATTTTATCTAAACTACAAAAAGAATATGAAGGAAAGTTCTCAAAGTTTGGATTAATTAAAGAAGAAACTATTAAATTATTAAAAGTATCCTTAGGTGGTTTAGAACAAAACAGTTTTGAAGGAAATGTAATATATGAGGTATTATTTAATAGTAAAATTTGCAATCCAGTTATAGGAGATATAATATTATGTGAAGTAATTAATACTAATAATTTTGGTATTTTATGTAGTGCAAAAGAAGATAATAAAAGCATAATAGATGTTATTATACCTAAAAAAAGTATTGCAGTTAAATCTGATATTGATTTATCAACAATTAAAATAGGAATGACAGTTTTTGTAGAAATTATTGGAAGAAAACCTATATTAAATGATACAAAAATAAAATGTATTGGTAAAATAATAAAAACTAAAAATAGATCAAGAGTAGTTCCAACCTCAAATGAAAATATAGAAGAAGATGAAGATATTATTACAGAAGATGTAGAAATTATAGAATATGATGATGAAGATGATGAAATTGATGAAGATGATGAAATTGATGATAATAATGAAAATGATGATGATGAAATTGATGATGATGAAATTGATGATAATAATGATGAAAATGATGATAATATTAATATTTCTGAAGGAGGAAGTATTGAGGATGGCTATGAAAGTAATGGATCTTTATTAGAGAGTGATAATGAATTAGAAAATTAAATTATTGTTTCCAGTGAGCACCACAATTTAAACAAGTTATAAATAATGTTGCAGATTCATCTGCACTACGAATTTGTAATTCATAATATGAACATTCGCGTTTCTTACATTTACCACATTTAAATTGGTCTGTTGTAGAAATATTCTTATTATTCTTAACTGCTTCTTCTTTTTTATGTATATCATCAATTATATAATTCCATTTTTCTGGATAAATCTTATATGTTGGTAAATATGCCAATTGATGTGGAAGATAAGTTTTATCTTTTAAGAATTTATTTAGATTTAAATTTTTTAAATATAATTTTTTATCTAAATTTGATAAAATAGAAACACATTTATTTCTATAAATTTTATTAAATTGTTCATTTTCCCAATTTTTTATTACTTGTTTACTGTCAGCAAAATCAATAGACCAATTAAATATCCCTATTTCTAAATCTTTAATTTCTATATCAGTTAAATCAATATTATTATTTTTACTAATTAAATCAATAAATCTTTCTCGTAATTCAGACATTTATTAAAGTTATTTAAATTTAAATTTAAATAACTTTAATAATTTTAATAATTTTCAAATTTTATAAAAATTGAAATATTATTTAGAATTTATGATTTAAATATTATAAAATGATTAATGATTTTAAAGAATTTAATTATGTTGAGATAAATCTGATTAGTCCTATGAATAGCTTAAAAAATATTAATTCTAATAAAAATCTTAATATTTTAGATGTAAATTGGAATGAAAAAGACTTTAATCAAACTTTATTAAATTTAATAAATAATTATAATCTAAAACCATTCGAAAAAAAATTTAGAGTTTTACAACATTATAATAAGAAATTAATTTATAGTATTAATGATAATAAATATAATGTAAATACTGAAGAATATCTATCAAACTCAATGACTGATAAATATATTATGATTAAATATAATAAGGAAAATATTCCTCCTATTAACTTTCCATCAACAAATAATATTCATGATATGTATCATATAAATAAAATTATATTTAAAATAACAAATAGAATTTATATAAATTTTGAGTTAAAGAAAAAAATAGTAAATGAAAAATCTGAAATATTTAGAAGGATTTATATTAATTTAAATAATGATAAAAAAAATTTAGATAACAATGATATTAATGATATTCTACATAAAACAATTAATTATTTTGATTAAAATTAATAAAAAATATACTTGGCGGTAGCATATTTTTTATTAGTTAATTTGCTTTTACTATGTTATTAAAACGATATAATTAGAATATTTTACTTTTTTCTTCTGTCTTTTTATTTTTTCTTTTATAATTTTTAGAAAAATTATATCACCATATTTAATATTATTAGGATGATAATTTATACAAAGACCATATGTGCGATGAATATATAATTCACCTTCTCTTCTCCATACCTCACCCCACTTGTCATAGTGCAAATCAGTATATCTTTGAGATTGAGACATAGTGAATTGTTTCTCAAATAAGAAAATTTAGGGCTTATATATTTTCTTATTCTTTATGTTATTAATATGGGTAACCTTCACGGGTATCAAACCCATAACCATCATTATAATTAGTATATATTATTACGAACAATCTACGGTAAGACTCAATTTTCCATGATAAATCATAAAGGCTATTATTAATACCATTTAAGATTTTCATTTTGCAGTTGGTGTGTTTTCACTTAATAAGAAATAATATGGAACTTATTTCTATTGGTATTATACAGGTTTTAGGTCTTATTCATTATTACTTGGAACAAAAGGTTTCGCATCAGCATTTAACACTGATACTATCTTGTTCTTAAGATTATCTGAGATAATATTGCGTTCTGGACTTGTAGAATTCGTGATACTCACAAATACTGGCAGACGAGTTTGCTTCTTCTCAATTTCAGAATCCATCTCCCAACGCTCAAACATTGACATTATTGTAGTGTTTCACTTAATAGAAAAAACCATTGGTAATTAAGGGTTTTTTCTATTCTTATACATATTTCTTATTCATCATTCTCGTCTTCGCTATCAGAGTTGATAGCAACTGGTGTTCCTTCGTTGTCAGAGTCAGAGTCAGAGTTGTCAGACTCCTCTACTTTCTTGGGAACAACTTTGGACTTCTTGGCTCGCTTCTTTTGCTTTTTGGGTTCTTCCTTTTGCTTTTTGGGTTCTTCTGTTTCAGAAGATGACTCTTCCCACTTTGCCTTTGCTACATTAAAGGCATCTGTGTCTTCTTTGAGAGCTTTCCATTCCAAACTAACATGTTTCATCCTTTCAGTTCTGGGAACTCTCTCATCCTCTGGAAGAAGATTTTGCTCCTCGCCAAACTCTTTCAGACGAATTCCAAGCCAGTGGTTGTAGAAAGTAGCCTTTCTTGTCCTTTTTGGCTTGTCAGCAACAGGCTTCTTGCTTTCTTTCACTTTGGTGAGTGTAAGAGTAGCAGAGAACTCGTCAATGTAGTCGTTGACATCATCAACATCATCCATCTTGCTTTCCAAGAACACTTTGAGTTGCTTGATAAGCTCAAGCTTCTCTTCGTGAACAGCAGTAGCAATGGCATTGTTGACCTTTGAGTAAGACATTTTAACTTTGCTTTAAAGTTATTTATACAACTGATAGTTTAACCAATCAAAACTTTCAAATTTTTATATATATAAAAAATTGAAATATTTATGACCTAAAAGGTAGTGATCAGTTCATTAACTGATTATGATTGATGAAGGTCAATCAAGTGTAGTTTATTTTAACAATAATGAGAACTCAGTATCAAAAGCATTTAAAAATCAAAAAGCATTTGAGCATGAAAAATACATTCTACATATCTTAAATGAACAACAGATATGTAATCATGCTAAAATGTTATCATTTAATGATTCACTAAAAAAGATAAATCTAATGTACATACCATTTAATCTTGAGAACTTATGCTGCGAAGCAAAAACAACTAATATCTGTAGTGATATTGATATAAATTTATTAATTTATGAAATATTACTAATATTAGAATCATTACATAAACATGAAATAGTACATGGTGACTTCAAAGCAAAAAACATACAATTATGTAGAAATAACAAACCTTATATAATTGATTTTGATTTAACAATTATTGAGTTTGATGATTATGAACATTTTATGAAATTAGCTACAGATGATTTACATAAGATGAAACTACTAATTATTCAGTTAATAATGATGAATGATTACAAAAGTACATATACAAAATATAATACTAATATATCGCGCATTAGAAGTGATAATGAAGAACTAGCAGATTTATTAACTAACAAAAATTATAATTTAGAAAATATCATAGAATATTTTAAGAAATATGTTAGTTAATAAAATTTTTAATAGAAAAGAGACTATGGTGATAAATTTTTCTATTTGAAATACCCCTAACCCGTAGTAATATGGGTGCTGGTAACAAATCAGACCATCATAAACAAGATGCGAATGAGTTGTATATTGTCTATAAACTCCAAGAATTATTGGAAAATAAAGATAAGCATATTACAAAAGATAGTGATAAGAAAAAAGATGATTATCTAAAACATTGTGATATATCAAAAATAAAAACATCCAGTTGTTACACAGACATAACAGATATGTATGTGAGTATGTTTGTTGATAGTTTAATAATAAACTATCCAGATACTAAATTTGATATAGTATGTGTAGAGACAGAATACAGAAATCAAAGTAAAAAAGGAGATTTTCTAATTAAATTTAGTGATGACAAACAGGACAAATCTGTATCTCTTAAATGTTACAAAAATAAAACTGGAATTAATAGAATACAGGTATGTTCCGGAACGTGGAATTCATTTTTATCAAGGTTCTTTCTGAATAAAGAATTAAATGCTGCACCTGGTATATATAAGAGCAAAGATGATGAATCTTTTAGTTGTGGAAAATATCAAAAAAGAGATGAATTCATTTTAGAAAATCATGAAAAGGGTCAAAAAATTGTAGAAAATTTTCATAAACTAGATAAGATTTTTAATAAGAATAAAGATCTTTACACAAAATCTAGTAAATATGAAAAAATAACAGAAGAAGGAGAAAATAAATTTAAGAAGGATTGTGAAAAATATGGAAAACAAGCAACATTAATTTGTAAAGAAAATCTAAAAGCAGTAAAATCAGATAAAATAAAACAAATTATTTTAGATATGCTTGGATTTCATAATAATGGCGAGGAACTGCTTTTTCTGGACAAAAAACAAATGTTTATAAGTTTGTTTGATAAAGATTTTAAAAGATTTATAGAATTATTAAACAATAATGATACAAAAATAAATGTTAATACAAAAAAACAATCATTGTCATTTGATTTTGTAAATGATAAGAAATCACTATTAGAGGTGAATATTCCATTTACATTTAATAAAAATGGTGCATGGTTTTTAGATAAAAAATACAAAAATACTGATAATAAGTTTTATCATGAAAAAGAAGGAATTTATCTATCTTATGGAGATAGAAGGCCAAAGAAGAGTCGTGAATTTGCTACATCTACTAATACATGGGTAAATTTTTACAAGGTATTAACTCAGATGCGGAGTAAAAAAATATAAAAAAAATAAAATAAGAAATAAAGATATTATAGTATATTATTTCTTATTCTTATGCTGTGTTTAGTTCTTATTCTTTATTTGTCTGTAAGTCTTTATTCAGATAACTTGGTTTCTTTGATTTTTTCCAACCATCTATTTCATTATAATTAAAACCTGTACTAAAAAGTTCGATATACTCAAAAATGCATTTTCTTTGACAATAAATTATTGATTTATATTTCGATTTCATTTTACCATGTCCTACCATTCTTCCAGCAAGACTTTGCACTTCCGCTGCAAATTGTGGCTTGAGCTTAGTAAATCTATCATGTACTACCCCGATGTATTTATCGCTGATAGATTTAGATGCTCTCCATTTGTTCTTAATAATGATTATAGTATGTTTACCACTTTCAGGACGAGAAGCCAATACTTCTTCTGGTTCTTTTGTTTCATCCAAAGTAAGATTCATCATATGATACCGAATATCACAATTAAACTTGTTCGCACAAATCTGTATGTTCTTACATGTTTCATTATCAGTATCTTTTTTGTCAGAAGGAATTCTAATAATATGCCAACGTGCCTTTTTAAATGATGTGATATCTTTAAATACTTCTTCTGCATTTTTCATAATTGTTAAATCTAAACTTTCTTTCAGATGATCATTGTCAATGTCAGTAAAGAATTTATATGATCTGATTGGATCATTAAAATTAATATTAACAATAGAACAATAATGCTGTTCGCTGGAGTATTCACGGGCATCAACCAGAACATTATCAGGTGTTGCAGAAGTCTGAACTATTCGAATATTTCTTTCTTTCAGAAAGTCAATATCGAATAATTTATTACGAATGAACATCTTGCGAATACTCTGTTCTTCTTGATTGGCAATTTGACATTCATCGATAATGATTAGAGCATCGCGAAAATCTGGTTCTAATACCAATTGGTTTAATCCGTAAAGATGATGAACTGATGAGCGTAATTCGCGTATCAATCTACTTTGAGTTTGCGATTTCCATTCATTATCGTTCATTCCTGTCATAATTATAACATTATTCGGATTAATGAAAATCTCATCACTTGTACAGCATTCATGTATCAAACTGAGAATTACACCAGTTTTCCCCCATTGCACAGGAGCAACAAATGTTGAAAGATGTATACCTTTTTTAAAGGCATCTAAAATATCCATAGAATATTTTTTTTGCTCCGGGTATACATATTTTTTACCTTTTCTTTTCATTTTCTTAGAACGTTGATTAAACTTCAGTTTTAAAAGCTCTTTTACTTCTTGACGGTCACTCTTAATTGACATATCAAAATCATCAAAAGCTTCATTCTTAATCATGATTAAGCTCAAGTAGCTTTTATTATTAGACAACAGATACCAAACTTGGTACAAAATGTTTCAATTTTTCATATGTATAAAAAATTGAAAGTATACAAAACAACAAAATCCTATCAAACAAACATAGTTACCCCAGAGCAAACAATGATGAGCAAAGTTGCCAAGAACGGTCTCACGATCGAGGAAATGGTTGAAACCCGTATGATATGGTTTAAGAAGAATGGCTCTATTGACAAGAGGTGTTCTGCTTACAAATGCGGCATTGTTGATGAGAATTGTGAGATTATTCTCCCAGAAACTGAAAAGGTCAATGATGTGGCGAATGACCCTGATGATGAGACGGACAGTGATTCTGACGAGGAGGAAGAGCTTCCTTCTGATACACACTTCTATGGAGTGTTGAGTGAGAAAATCAAGAACATTGATGAACTTGTCGATGTTATGACCAATGGTATCAAGAAGTACAAAGAGTACATGTTGGAACACAACGACACAGAAATCTTGCCAGAAGACTTAGTTACAACACTTGACTACTGGTTTCAGCATGATAGCGAACGCAATGATTACTTTGATTATCTGATTTCACAAGAATCAGCACCAGCAGTAGCTTTTGATAATGTTGCTGTAAGGGTTCTCCAAGCTGTTGAGGATCAAGAGAAATCTTAAGCTGTATCTGTATACAATAGAAGAATAACTTTACGGCAAGTGATTTTTCTTATTAATTGAGAGACTTCACAAGCAAAGAGGTCAAAATGGATGCAGTATTCAAGCAGTATGGTGTATGCGAGGATGTGAGTGACATGATAGCAAAGAAGGTTCATGAAGGACATCAGAAAAAGATCAATGATCATATCAGCGTGATTATTGGGTGGGACACCAGATTTGACTACTGGACTATTGGGAACTTCAAGCCAAAGAGTCTTTTTTGGCCATACCATGAACCATATGGTTTAGAAAGGGCGTCCAGAGTAGTACTATCAGGATTGAGGGATCGCTACTACAATGTCTTTAAGAAAGAGTTGAGGAAAAAAAACATGAAACCAGCTCTTACAAAGGAAGAGTATATGTCGTATGTCCTTTGCGGTAAGAAAGTTTTCATGATGCGTAGACCAGTCAGATGGAACCGATTTATAGATGGACTGGATAACAAGTATCAGTATAGGGGGCAGTTGGAGAGACCCGTCCATGTAAGACCATTATCAGTGTATCTTTCGGCAACTACACAGTTGATGAATCGTCAATACAACAAATACAACCCAGAAAAAGTTAAATTTTTAATCAGCAATCCTGAGTATGACCCTGTTAGGTCTTTTATACATAAAGAAAAACTGCAAAAGAAACATTTGATTAGCTGGCTTAACAAAAATGGCGATCCAAGAAAATTAACAAACAAAAAGAAGAAAGAACTATGGAGCATGATAATGAAACTGGAATAATCACAAAAAACAAAAAAAAATCACACTTACCCACAACAAATTTTTTATTGATTTTTAATGAATTCTATTTCATCATGGGTTATATTAAATAATTTATATAAATCAATATCTGATAGAGGTTCATTTAAATTTTTATTGATTATATCAGGAAGAGCATAAAATACCTTATCATTCCCAAATCCAGACCATTTCGCAGATTTAAAGATATACTGTAATAATTCAGAATTTAAGTATTTCTCATAATATTTACCTTCATTATCATTATCAACTAAAATGAAATAAGATAAATCGGTGACACCAAGTGTTTTTGAGGAATAAAAGGGTTTTTGATATCCTGAACGAGTCCATAATACTTTCTTTTTATGTGAGAATGGTTGTAAAATAGAAGAATACCATATTTGTTTATTTGTATGAAAAACAGGATATATGTGCTTATCTGTTTTAGTTTTACTAAGTGAAGAATTTTCTTTTTTAAGTAAGGCATTGTGACATGTAACATAATCTTTATATATTGATAATTTTTGTAATGTATCAAACATGACCTTTTTATGTATTGATAATGATTCCATAGATATATTTTGAGGTAAATACAAGAAATTAGATAAATTAATTTTTAGTTTATCATTAATATTTGTAATATTATTGGATTTTCTATTCTCAATAATATACCATGAAATTGATGAAGCAATATCAGGGAAGTATTTTTCTTCATTAAAAAATATATCGGTTGTATGTTTTTCTTTTAGTAATTTTAAAATTTTACTACTCGGACTAGAAAAACTGCTTGGCGATATTTGTATAAGAGTTCCATTATTAATTAACCAATCTGTAAAAGATTTTTTAGTAAAATCAATCCATAATTTATGAGGGGTTTTATTTCTTTTTAATTTATTCTCAAAAGGTGGATTTACAAATATAACATTAATTTTATCAATATTCCAAATTTTATTTAAATTTAAATTAAAACTGTCCCCGATATAAAAATTAAATTTATATTTATATTTTGTACCAGATAATATATCTGCTTGTGAATTTAATAAAAAAATTGTTGTGTAAACATTACTTTCATTAATATCAGCAAAGTAAATACAATTTTCTATGATATATTTACATCTATCTAATTTATTATCAATTTTAAGATTATTATATAGCTTATTGAAAATAGATACTATAATAAATCCTTTCCCGCAACAATAATCTAAGAACTTATTATTTTCATTCCATATATTATTATTTGTTTTATTAATTATTTTGTGTATGAGTTTAAAAGGAGTAGAGTGTTCAGCATTATAGGCCTTATCATTATCATTTGTTGTAAGAATTTTTTCTAATTTTTCATATATATTATTGCTTTTAAAAATTGCAATAATATTCTGTTGTAAATCATTATCTAAATATTCCATTATAAAAATTTAGAATATATAAAATAAAAAAATATAACTTAAAAGTATTTACAAAGTCTTAACATAACTCAATTGGACACCATTTTTCTTTATTATTTTTATTAATTAATTTACATTTGATTTTTAGTTTTGTAATAATTGTAACATTTTTAAATAATTCTTTTACAAAATGACTGGTATCTATATTAGGTATATATGCTGTACAATCTTTTTTATTTGTAATTATATTATATAGATAGTATACATCAGGCATATCAGTTTGTTCTATTAAGAATTCTTTTACTTTTAATTTATTATTATCATCGATATTTTTAGTTTGAGTAAGTTTTTGAGTTTTTATATTTATTTCTTTTATCTGATTGGAGGTATTAGAATGTTTAGAAACATTTTGATTAATTGCGTTCTTAGAAGTTGCAAATGAATCATTATTTTGATATTTAACTCTTCTAACAGAATGTATTAAAGAATTATCAAAATTATATAATACTTTTTTAAATTTATAATATAATGGTGTAAAATATATACCTCTACAAGTATAATTAAGAGAGGGTTTGTATTCTTCTATCATATATTTCATTTGTTTATATTTAAAATATTTATTTATAGTTATATTACAAATATCATAATTATTATAATTAATTTTGTTATTTAGAATATCATTAACTATATCTAATCTATTTAAAATATTTTGATTAATTAAATTTTTGTTTTTGTTAATGTATATATCATTTATAATAAAATTCCATTTATTATTATTTATCTTAACCATTTCTCCATCAAATAAAGTATTATCATATAAACTATCATCAAACTGAAAGTATGATACAATCATTCTTGGAAGAAAATATCCAGGTTGTATTTTTTTATCTATAAATATGGATATGTTTGTGTAATTTATTTTTGTTAGAAATAATAGATATGGATTACCATTTGATTTTAGAGAAACTAAATGAGGAATATCATTTAGTTTTTTAAAATGAGATTCATTAAAATTAGTGAAATGCTTTTGAATAATTTTAATACCACTTAAAGTTTCTATTTTATTTAGTATATCCTTTTTTACATGTTCACTTTTAATATTAAAAGCAGTAGAATTACAAAAAGATATATATCCAAATTGCATAGTTATATTATAATATAATTATTATTTTATATAGTTTAAATTCAAATTTTAAATATTTTCATATAAGTTATCAGATAAGTCAAATGCCATAATATTGCAATCCTTAGATTTACCGCCATTCATAGGTTTCTCGTCATTATAATTATTTAAGATATATACATGCTTGTCTTGGTCTAAATTATCTGTACATTGTAATTTATTAAAATTACCATAGTGTGCTTTTAATTCATCGTGTGTTGGTTTAGTAGTATTACAATAATTATTGCAGTCATCAGCACATTTTACTTCTGTGTCTTTATTGTTATTAGCATCAATATCACTATCAAGTTTATAATAAGAATCTAAATCTTTTGATGCGTTTTTATCAAAGACATAATCATATAATTCTTGCATTTTAGAATTAGGTGTATTTCTTTCAGGTCTAGGATAATCCATATCAATATCTTCTTGTTCATCAAAACCATTTTTAACTTCATCTTTAACATCTAAATCAACCTTTACAATTTTTTTTTCAACAAGAATATTATTAATTAGAAAATGTAATATAAGTATAATTAAAATAAATAAAATAGAATTTTTTAAAACTGCTCCAAACATATTATATTTATATTAAATTTATATTTTTTTTAAATTTAATTAAATTTATTTAATTAGACATTTACCTTCTAATTTAATTTCATCTATATCTTCTTGTATAGATTTTTTAGATTTAAAATAATTGATATTGTAATTACATTTTTTATAATATTTTATTCTTTTTTTACTTTGGTTAATAAACATTGAAAAGTTATCAATAATATCAATTATTAAAGGTATATATACTCTATCTTCCATTTTTTTTCTTAAAATTCTTCCAACAGATTGCTCAATTGATGATTTGGGACTACATAATATAACACTATCTAATTTAGGTAAATCTAAACCTTCTGCTGCCATACTAAATGTTGCTAAAATAATATCACAATTATCTTCAGTATATTTTAATTCATTATCTTTCATACCTCCAACATAATATCCAGTTTTACCAATATTTTTTTGATCTATTCTACTTTTTAACTCTTTTAAATGTTCTCTTCTATCACTTAAAAGCAGTGTATTTCTATTTTTTTCATTTTTTTTAATTTTAACTAAAATTTTAACAATGTAATCTATTCTATCAGAGAAATCACAAATATTATTAATCATGCGTGCCATATTTGGTTTATTATTAAAAGGTAAAACAACTTCTTGTGAATATTGTGGAGATTCATTAAAATATTCATGGCATTCTACATCTACTATATCAACTTTCTTTTTTGTATTTCTATAAACAATGTCTCCTAAATGCCATTTAAAAACTTTTGATAGTCCATCTTTTCTTGTAATTGTCGCACTTAAACCAAGTGAATATTTAAAATTTGTTTTAAATAATGCTCTTGAGAATACTTCTGCTGCAAAATTATGAACTTCATCACATACTACTAATCCAAATTCATCAAATGTTCCTTTATCATATTCTTTCATTGATAAACTCTGTAAAGATGCCATTACTATATCTTTATCCTCAATATCAATTACTTTTGCTTTAATAAGTCCAACACGAGCATCTGGTAGAAACTGTTCTATTCTTTCTTTCCATTGTTTAAGTAAAAAATCTTTATGAACTACCACAAGAGTCTTCTTTGCTAATTGTGAAATAATATTTAAAGCCATAACAGTCTTGCCTGCCGCACAGTTAAGGTTAATAAGACCACCCATTTTATTAGGATCTCTTGCAGATTCTAAAAATTTTTCTACAGGTTTTAATTGATTTTCACGAAGTTCTCCATTAAATTTAATATCAATATCTTTTCCTTCATTTAACTTATAAACATCAGGTTTTCCAAATTTTGTTAATCCATAATATTTTGGTAAGTATAGTTTTTTTGAACTTTCTGTGTATATATTATATTTTGTTATATTTTGCATACCGAAACTACCCATAGTTTTTGGTGATACTGTTAATTCATCTTTCAATTCATTAATAATCTTGTAATTAAACTCACTTTTTAATAAACCATATCCCCTTTCAGATATAAATGTTTTATTAATTGTTTCATTTTTCATTATGATATTAATAAATTTAAATATTATTAATTAATAAAATGAATTATTCAAATTTTAATAATTATTTATTTATATTTAAAATAGTATTATGTTTTTATATATTATTATCCCCATATATAAAACATGATATGTTACTTACAATTGTAAATGATAATGGAATTAAAATATTTATAATACTTTTAATATTATATTTCATACAAATAGATTATACGATATCCCTATTATTATCAATTTGTTTAATAATAATGATAATTCTATATAACAAAGAGCAAATATATGATATAAAAAAACAATTTACAAATAAAAATGAAGAGAAATTAAATGATAAACAAAAAATGGATAATGATATATTAATTAGTGATAAAATATTTGAAGATGAAGAAGAAAGAACTAATATATTAATTACAGAAACTTATGAAACAAATGAAAATAGTTTAGAAAAAATACAAACAAATATTTTCAATGAAAAAAATGATTTAATATATTTTAGTGGAAATTATACAAACTCTTTAATAACAGCACAAGGTGAATTAGATTTAGTTAAATAATTTATACTTTTTGCTCTATCTTGATATTTCTAAAATTATATTGCTTCCAGTTAGTTTTATTTCTATCTCTAATAGAATTTAAACTTACTATCAGAATAACCATATAAATACCAATAATTGTCATATTTACATAAAATGTAATACTTTTAGGTAAAACAGGAACTTCGCCAGAACTTAATGAATTTAATGTAAATATTATAGCAAATACTAACATTGTATTGATAATAATATTTCTATAGAACATATATTTATGTTTATTAAAATCTTTCATAGAATAAGATAGAGTATTTTTATGCCTTTTATTATTCAAGTGATTTAAATCCATATTTAAATCTTTTATGATGTTTCTTTGATGTTTATTAAGTTTTCTTAAATTATTAGATGCTCCTAAATTAGTTTTTTCAGTTTGCGAAAGACCTTCATATGCAATTACTTCATTCAATAAAAGTGTAGAGAAAGCATTTACTACATTTTCTTTTAAATAATCATCATGTTGCTTACTGTTTGGAGGTTGTATTTCATTCTCAATTATGGGTTTAGTTCTACTACCAAATAAAGAATATTTTGATTGAGGATTTGTTCTATCCTGTAGAGGTCCTTTCTGTGCTGGTGTATTATAACAATATTTTCTTTCTATAAGTAATGGTATAACATTTTTTAGTAAATTATTATAATTATAAGAATAATTTTTAGTAATATCTATTTGACTCATCTTATTTATTTAAATAAATAATAAAATTTCATGATAAATATTATAAGAATAATACCAATATTTATTTGTAGTAACTTATTAGGATTATTTTTTATAGATGTATAAATATTTCCTCCAATTAGAATTAATAAAACTATAAATAAAGCTATTGTTTTAACTAATGACCGTTTATTATTATTATTAATTTCTTTTTTTTTATTTAATAAAGTTGTAATCTTATTTACTTCAATATTTTTGTCATTCTTTAAATTAATAATATCCATTTCTTTATCATTTATATTATTTGCATCAAGATCATTTGCATTTTGACGAATATTATTTGCACCAATATTTATTCTTGTAATGGTATCATATATATTTTTTAATAATTTATTTTTCATAGTATTACTAATATATGTTGGATTTAATCCATTTCTACATTCATTTTGATTTTTAGCCCAACCAGGTATATCATCCTCATTTGGTTTATGCATTCCTAATTCTGGCCTTCTATAATCACTAAAATTTCTTACAATTTCTTTATTATCTGTAGCGGTAGTAATAACATTATGTTTAGTATCTAAAAGCATTTTAAGTAGTATTTCTGTTAAAAAGAAATATTTATTAACTTCATTTGATAAGGTTTTAATTCTACTTAAATATATATCAGAATGATTATCATTTTCAATTTGAACTAAATAATTATATAATCCAAATAAATTACCTGATGAATCACGAAATTTAACAAATACTGGGTCAGCACTGGAAGGATAAGTAATTTGTACTGTATTATCTCTATTATTATTCCATAAATTTCTTCTGAAAGTTTCTATTTCATCATCAGTAATTGGTACTTGAGCTCCATTAACCTCTTTCGTCAAATAATGTGTTTTTCCTTTTAAAAACCATAAAGCTTGTATTATAATAACTAATAATGTTTTAGATAATGTTTCTTGCATTCTATAATATTTAAATACTTCATCAACTTCATATTTTAAATGTATACTTAATGCATCTAAAAAAACATTAAATTTTGCTTTAAAAGAAACAATATTAAAAGAACTTTGTAAATTTTGGTGGCTATTTAAATTACGAATATTTATCATACCTCCAAACCCTTCACTTGTGGCGGATGAATTATCGAATATATATTTTCTATTATCTCCAATATTTGTCATTATAATTATTTAATATATAAGTAGAAAAAATATAGTTTAAATTATAATTTATATGTTTTTAAATAATATTTTTTATACTACATATCTATATAACATATATTCACCTGATGTTAAAGACGGTCTTGTTATTTTTACAAGGTTATTTGATTTAATATTTAGATATTTACAAACGGGGTCAGTATGTAAAATAAGTGGAAACTGATATTTATTTTTAATTAAATATTTATTCATAATTTCTTGTATTTCTTGTTGTGATGAAATGACTTCATGTTTTGGAACAAATTCATGACGATATATATTAAATAGTAGTTCCTTTATGTAAAAGAATTGTAAATCTACTTTACCTTTATAATCGCTAAATGATTTAAAATTATTTGTAGTTAATTTTTCTTTTGATATAAATATAATTGTTTTATCAATATCATTATTTTCTATATCTTCATTAATATTAATAAATTTTCTAATATCCTGGATTTTTATTTTTGGTGTCATATTATAAATAATTTTTAATTTACTATTTACATCAATATCAAATATAGATGAATTATTATAAAAAGATAGTAGTTCCTGTTCTGTTATATTATCTATTTTTGTAATATCTTCTTTTCTATCATTTAACATTTCTTTGAGAATTTTAAATGATTTTTTAATAGTATCATCAGTATTCATAGAATTCATTTATATAATATTTATTTATTAATTATATAAATAAAAAAATTCAAATTTTAAATAATTTTTATTTTTAAATATAATTTTTATTGATATTTAGCAAATTTTTAAATATCATCATTCCCATCAATAATATTAATATTATTAAGTTCATAGCCTTTCCAGCCATTTACTTTGGAACCACTGTTGTAAGGACCATATAGTTTAATAAAGTATTTACTGACAGAACTTTTATTTGGAGTAGTTTTAACCTTATGACCACTTTCTTTATACCAATATTTAAAGTCTGCATATAATTCATTTTGACTAAGAAATCCATGTTCATTCTTAGCAATTCTTTCATCAATATAATTCTTCATGATATCATTCTCTTTCTGATATTCTTTGGTACAAATTAATACTTCTTGTGGTTCATAAATTCCTTCACTCATATATTTCTTATAGAAGTGAATTAAAATTGCCATAAAGTTCTCTTTCCATCCATCAAATTTAAGTGATAATTCTGTATCAATTTTAAATTCATTTTTCTTTTGAGGATTTGGATCTTCTATAAATTTAGAACTATATTGTACTACTCTTAATCTTCTCCATGTACCACCATCATCACTTGGAACATTTGGTAAGTGATTACAAGTTAAAACAATACTAAACTGTGGTTTAAATTCCATAGGGTCTTTGTATAAACCACGCGCAATAATTTTATCACCACCAGTTAACTCTTTCATAAAACCAGTATTTAACTTCTCATCTTCACAAGGTTCTTGTAATACCATAAATCTTTTACCTTTTGCTTGTGCTAACTCACTGTTAGTTTCATTTGATTTAACTCTTTTTTGTGTAAGTAAAGTAACATTAAACTGTCCACAATAATCTCCAAAAGCATTCTGGAATAACTCAATTATTTTACTTTTACCATTAGCACCTGTTCCAGTAAATATATGAAATTTCTCATCTTTAATATTTCCACTAAGGAAACTAGCAAATAATTTAAGTAAGTATATTTTCATTTCTTCTTTTGGTAGAATTTGATCAATAAACTCAATAATTTCAGCATTAATAGGATCAGAATCTTTGTATTCTACATAATCAATTCCAGTTGTAAATGATATGTAATCATCTGGGTGACCATCTCTAAACTCATAAGTTTCTAAATCATATACACCATTATTAAATCCAATTAGATTACATTTACTATCTAATTTTTCTTCAAATTTTTCTTGATAAAAGAACTCACAACATTCCTTTAATAAATTACTCTTCTTAGGTGTTTTCTTTAAATCTGAAGCAATTTTATTGTAGTTTTTGGCATACTTTGTATATCTTTCTTGTTCTTCATCATCATCAGTTTGTACTGCTTTATTACTATATTCTGCTGCCATTCTACTAAATTGTTTAAAAACTTCTCTAGACATTCTCATTTTAAGAGCATATCCTGAATCTGATTGTTTCCATCTATGATCTTTAAATTCCCACCATACTTGACTCTTGATATTAGAGCATACAAATTCATATTTATACATTTGATATATTACACTACTAATATCAGTATCTGTGCCACTTTTTGCTTTAACCATTATAGAATGTAAATCTTCTTCTATAATTTTTGCATATTCCTTAGGATTATCATTCTTTGCCCACATTCTAAGTGTACCAACACCTAAATTACTTTCTTTCATAAATTCCCATTTCTTTTCACATTCACCTTCTTGATACTTCTCAGATTTTTTACTAAACTCAATCCATTCATCAAGTAATCTGTAATCAATATTTCGAAGACACCAACCTAACTTAATCCATGAATCAAAATTATTACTTCTTTGTGTATTTAGAATTTTAACAAATTTTCTAATTAAATCAATATCAATATTTTCATTTTTTTTATTGTTTTTAGTTTTCTTAAAAATTTGTTTGTAAGTCAGCTCTTCTCTCTCTTTCTCATTCATGATATTTGCATAATCCTCTAACTCTTTTGATTTTTCAAATTTTATTTTAATCTCTTTCTTCTTATTTCTAATTGAGAATAACTTAATTAATTCTTTTGTCTTTTTATCGCTTTTAACCTCTTTTATATCTTCCTGATTGACATTAAAAACTTTTGTTACTTTATATGGTTCTTTGTCAGGTTTAGAACTTCCATACATTAACCAATTATTCTTCTCAATTACACATTCATCAAAAATATCTTCTATGCTATTAGTAAAATTTAATTCTTTAAATATTGGTTCTACTAATTCTAAGCATTTATTTCTGAGAATATATTGTAAATTTGATTGTGTTACAACTTCTGGAATAACAATATGTATACCATCTTTACCAGTTGTTTCATTAACAAGTGAAGGATTTTTCTTTTCTAAAACATATACATCATAATCTTTAGCATCTATATATGTATTTAAAAGACCTGTATATATAGATATAATTTTTTCAATTGTTTCATTAGTATATAATCTATTATTATTAGATTCACTAACATTATACCTAAAATCAAAATCTAATAATATTGGTGATATTTGTTTATGCTTTTCTGTGATGTGGATTTTTTCTCCATTCTTAATAGCCTTTGTATACTCTCTTAAGAACTCATCATAATCTTCTGACTGAATATAATAAGACTGTAATGGTACCCCCATTGATGTATGAGTAAAATCCGCACCTTTAGCAATTCTAAATTTTTTTAGATAGTTAAAAATATCTCCATTATTATTTCCACTCATTATAATTAATATTAAATATATATATTTTTTATATAATTATTCTTAAAATAAATTTTGAATAATTATATAATACAATTACTTAAACCGATATGGTAATATTTTATTCAAATTTTTAAAAATTAGTTGTTTTAATTAATAATAAAAATAATATTTATTAAATAAAATGGCTACTTGTTCTCCAAAAGTTGATATTAATTCATCGGTACCCACATGTTACTCTAAATCTGAACTAGTAAAAATAGCAAAAAATTATAATAATAAGCATTCTAATAAAATTAAATTAAATTCTAGTAAATTAGAATTATGGAAAGAATTAAAACAAAAAAATTATAAACATTGTAAAAATAATGAATTTTGTTGGTTAAAACAAAATTATATGAAAATAAATGAAGGATTAGACAAAAATTTTAGACCGCAAAAACCAGAGGAATGGGATAATGAACCAAATAAATGGTTAAATACTTATGATATATTAGATGTAATGAAACAATATGAGGAAAAACACAAAAATTTTAAAATGTTAGGAGTTTTTCCTATTGATTTTAGAACTAAAATAGAAGGTAGTTGTGTTTCACCTATAATGTGTAATATTAATTTAAAAAATTTAGTTAATAGTAAAAAAACGAAAATAGGGTTTGTTTTTAATTTAGATAAACATTATCAATCTGGGTCACATTGGACCAGTATGTTTATTAATTTAAATAAATCCTCAAAAAATTTTGGTGCTTATTATTATGACAGTGTGGGTAATAAACCACCTAGTGAAATTTATGATTTTATTAAAATTTTAAAAAAACAATCAAAGAAATATTTTAATAAAGATTTACAATTTAAGTATAATAAAAAACAACATCAAATTGGTGGTTCCGAATGTGGTATGTTTTCATTATACTATTTAGACAGGTCTCTGCAAAATATTTCATTTGATTCTTTTGTAAATAAAAAAAATTTAAATGATAAATTTGTATTTAAACTAAGAGAGAAATATTATAGTAAAATTTAATTAAATTTAATCAAATTGTCTTATTTATAGAAAATATTAGTTTACTTGATTTTTCTATTTTGCTGTAATCAATATTTCTATTTAGTAAAGAATCTGATATATTTCTAGAAATTCTTATTATTTCATTTTTATTATTTTTTGTTAATTCATTATTAATTTCTAAATAATTAAATATGATTTCATTAAAAAAATTATATAAATTCTCTAAATTAAATAAAACTTTTCTAAAATCATATTTTACCCATATTTTTTGTGTTTTATTATAACAATACCAAGTATCATTAGAATTTATGTAAATTAAATCATTTAGTTTTATTTCTCTGAGTAAATATGATACAATGGTTTCATTTTCATTATCTCTTGTAATATATCTAATCATATTATTACATAACTCGAGGATATCGTCATCGTCAATCATATCTTAATATAAATAGATTTAATTAATTATAAATTAAAAAACTTCTAATTGTAACTCAATTATATGATTGTCTTTCATTTTAAGTAATTCACCATTGTGATTTAATATCTCTATATTAATTTCATCTAAAATATCTAATTCATTATCAAAAAATATTTCTTCATCGTACACTTTATTAGGATATATAAAAGCAAAACTATTATTAATATTTTCATTATTAGATTTATTAACATCATAATTATTTAATTTTAAAATAGCATAATTAAAGTTTTCTGTCTCATCATTATTATTTTCTGTGTTTTTCTTTTTTCTATCTTTTTTAAAATTAATTAAAATATTAACTAATTTAATTCTTTTAACATATCTTATCGGTTGTTCTAATGTTATTTTATATTTATTTGGCAAAGGATATTCTTTCATATCTCTATCCTTAGAGCAAATAATAATTTTTTTTAATATGGTTTGATGTATTTCTTGTTGCATTTCTTGTGGTTGCATAGTTTGTGGCTGCATTTCTTGTGGTTGCATAGTCTGTGGCTGCATTTCTTGTGGTTGCATAGTTTGTAGCTGTATTACTTGTGGATGTATTGTTTCATCATTTGATTTATTTTCTATATTTATTACATTCTGATTATCATCAATTAAATAATCAGGATGATTATTATTTATTAAAGATAAACTATAATCATTAAAGTCATCATTTAAATCAAATCCATTTATATCATTTTGATTATCATTTTGATTATCATTAATATGTGTATTCATGTTATCAAGTAAATTATTTCTTTCATTCTCATCAGGAATTCTATTAAAATTAATAGGATCAATATTACTTGATTGCTTTTCTACTTTTATAGAATTATTAAAATTTGTAGGTGTCATGAGTTCATTATTATCTTTCATATTTTTAACAATATCTGAATCTTGTTTATTTCTTGATTCTTCTAATTCTTTCATTTTTAAATTAATATCTTCCTGTTTTAATTCTGTATTTTTAACTTTTTCCTCAAAATCTATTTGTTCTGGTAAACTACTATTATTATTTCTTTGATCTTGTAATTTATTAAAATTATTATTAATATTATTAGCAATTTCTTTTTTTAATTGAGTTGGATTTTTTTCTTTAAAATTAACATTCTCATGAATTTTTCTATTATTATGTATTTGATTTTCTCTATGTATGGTAGAAAATTTTTTTTCACTAGTAAAAATTTCTTTATGATTTTCATATATATTATCTCTGGTACTTTTTAGAGTTATTTTATTTAATTCTTTAATATTTAATTCTTTACCATATTTGGTCTGAAAAATTTTATGCATAATATCAAAAATGATTTTTTTTAAATTAATATTTTCATTATTAATATTAATTCCATGTGTATCAATCATAAATTTATCAAAAATGTTTATTAATTGTTTTAAATTTTCAATGGTCATAAAACCATTATTATCAATTATCGTATTCATTATTAAAATATGAATAAATTTAATTAAATTTAAATTACGCAAATTAAAATTTATTTAAATTTAATTAAACTGAATAAATAAAATGGAAAATGATGAAAAAGTAGTAATTCAAAGAATTCCAAATGAAAAAATCAAAGTAATTATTAGTAAAAGAAGTACTATAAATAATTATACAATTAAATTAAGATTTCCATTAATAAATGTTGTTAATATTAAATTAATTAAAGCAGTACTTACACATGATAACAGTCTAACAAGCAATATAGGACCTGTTATTTTACATATTGATGAATTTGATAGAATAAATAGTGGAAAAGAAATAAATAATTATGAGAATAGTTTTGCAGTTTTAGATTTAAATAATATATATAATAATGGAAATACTACTATAAATATATATACAAATACATATGAAGAAAATAATGATATAATTTATTATTGTCCTCCAGTATCTCTAAGAAACCTTAAAATAAAATTATTTAATAATACTGAACCTATTAATTATGAAAATGTTCTTAAATTAGAATTAGAAGTAGAAATGCTTAGTGATAGACGAACTTAAAATTAATTAAATTTAAATAAATTTAAAATTAATTAAATATATAAATAAAACAAATGAATAGAAATTATATAATAACAAATGATACAAACTTATATAGAAGAAATGTTAATCCTAATTTAGTTGGGATGAATACACAATTTAGAAATGTAAATTTATTTGAAACTAATAAAAATTTATTAACTTCTGAAACATTGGATAAATATAATATTATAGAAAACAAGGGTTTAAAATCTCAATTAATAAATCGTCCTTATAAATTAGTAGTTTCTTATGATTTTACTAGTTCAGATAATGGAGAGCATAGATTTGAGTTAAATAAACCTCTTAAAGATGTTGTAAGTGTTAAATTACAAAAGGCTTTTATTTCTGGTGCAACAACGGATTTATCAGGGATAGATTATTTTATTTTACATATTGATGAATTCAGTAAAAATTATGGTGATAATACAAATAATAACTTTGCTAGTAGTTTTGCTGTTTTAGATAACCATATGGTAGCAAATAGCAAAAACCTTTATAAAAATGTTTTTAATGAAAATGGTGATATAGAATATTTTGATCCTCCAAAAAATGTATTAGCAAGATTAAATGTTAAATTATTCAAAGATGATAATCTTTTAAATGATAAAAACTTAAAATTAAGATTAGAATTACTAATTGAAACAAAAGAGAAATTAAAAGTTTACTAAAATTTTAATTAAATTTAATTAAATTAAAATTACAAAAAAAAAAATAAATTTAAATTAATTTAAAATTATTTAAATATTATAAATTATAAAAATGAATTCTAATTTTGTGAATGCAAATGATAATAACCTATATAGAATGGGAGTTAATCCGAATTTAATGGGAATGAATACACAATTTAGTAATATGAACACTAATGTAAATAATAATAACTTACTTACAGAACAAACATTTCAAAAATATGATGTTATACCTAATCCTGGTTTAAAAAGCAGTTATATTAATAAACCATATAAATTAGTATTGTTTAAAAATGTAACTTCTGGTACAGCTTCTGAAAAAGAATTTATATTAAATGAACCTTTAAAAGATGTTGTAAGTGTTAAATTACTAAATTGTATAGTAAAAACATCAGCTAATACTGTAAGTAATAGTACTAGCTTGTTGCCTTATACTTTTTTACTATTAAAAATTAATGAATTAAAAAAAAATAAAAGTACAGAAAATGGTGGAGAATTTAATGATAGTTTTGCGTGTGTTGATTATGATACATCTATAAGACCCAATGAATCCGACCCCAATGAAGATATTTATAAAAATAATGGAACTTATGAAGATATTAAATATTTTGACCCGCCATTAAATAGTTTAAGTAAATTAACATATTCATTATATGGTGATGGAATAAAACAAATACAAGGAAACTCTGAGGATGATAATAATAATAGTAATGACGATGATGATGATGGTGATTTTATTATTAAATTAGAATTATTAGTAGAAACAAAAGAAAAATTAAGAGTATATTAACTTCCTATTTTTTGTAGTTTCATAATTGTTTCATCATCTGCCTCGTCAATATTAATTGAATATGAATAAGGACCGCGACCTTGAACTAATACTTCATTCTTATTAAAACACATTTCTCTTAATTCTTCTCTTTTTTTATTAATTTCCTCTGTAGTATATTTACTACTTTTATTTTTATTTTTATTTATTACAGAATCCATTATGTAATAATAAAAAATTATTTTTAATTATTTTTTATTTTAAAAATTTTATTATAAAAATTATTCTTTATAGTCAATCCACAGTTGATTAAGTACTGCTTTTGTACTTAATTTATCAACTTCGCTCTCAATACCTTTATTATAATCACCATAGTAATCACAATATTCTTTGAGTAAATATTGTGATATAGTAGTAATATTTAATTTAATATTAATATTTTCTTGTGTTGTATAAGTTTGTATATTTGTAAATGAAATATCATAAGTCTCATCTAAATTATTAGGGTCTGCTGCATATAATACCATACCAATTAAGCGATTATCTATAATATATTGTTTTAGTTTTTTATAATGATATTTTAGACCATACTGATGTAAAGAATTATTATTACCAAAGTGTTGTGGAAGTTTATAAATTTTACTTAACTTATAAATAATGTTAAAATTATTTTCATTTTTTTGTTTTTCTGTAAAATATTTTATTGCCATTCTTTGAATTTCGCTTGGATATCCAAAAGGATTATGAAGATAACTTGTAAAATCATCATAATAACTCATAATTATATTTGTTATTAATATACAATTATCTTGTAACTTTAAATTTAATTTAAATATTTTAGTAAATTCAAATTTTTTTAATTTTCCTGTTTCTTCATTCTTAAAACTGTTTTATTATTCTCATTCTTAGTTAATAAACCAATAAATATTAATTTAGAGAATTTTACATAATTATCATAATCAAATAATTGTTTTGTATCAGAATCTTTTTCATTTTCTAATATTATATAATTCTTCTTTTTAATTTTTATAATAGATACTGATATCTCAGTTTCTTTTTGTTTATTTTTACTTATTTTATCTAAATCTTCTGTAAATATATCTGCTTTAACACTTAATTCATTATCATCTATATCAACTGGATATGAAAAGCAATCAATTGATAATTTTTGATGATTTTTTTTATGAAGAAAACAATCAACAGCAGATCTTTTTAATAAATGTAAAAATTCATTTGTTATTTTTGCTTTGTTTTCTGCTCCTTCATTAATAATCTCATCAGTTGTTTTACCAAAGTCCATTCTTTGAATTTTTCTTTCTTTAAGTTGTTCATCTGAAAATTTACATAAATATCTATAAACATCAATATTTCTTTCTTTTGCAGGTAATGCTAAGTGACTACCAGTTCTTGCTGCACGACCAATAACTTGATTAATTCTTATCATATTCCAATAAGGTTCTACAACATGAACTTGTCTAACATTTTTTAAGGAAATACCTTCAGAACCAGACTGTGTAATCATCATTACTTTTGCAATAGATCCTCTTAAATTACCATTATTTTTTTCAGAACTAACGGAATGCATATCATCTAATTTTTCTCTAATTTTTTCAGGAACATTTTTAAAATTATTATTAAAAATATCTAATAATATATTTGTCATATCTTTATCACCTGTAAATTCCATAAATTTAGGTTTATTATAATCTTCTTCTTTAATGTCTAATTCATAACCATCTTCTTTTTTAATTTTAAATTGAGCATATCCATTTGCTTCTAAAACTCTTTTAAAAATACCAATACCCTCAACAGTTCTAAATTGTGAATAAACCAAAGCACTTCCTTCTGTTTGATTTATTAATTCTAACATTTTAGCAAATTTTGGAGAATATAAGTGTAATTCTTTTACTAAATATTCATCGGACTTATCTGATAATTTTTTTAATATTTCCTGAATTATTTTATTATATTCTACAAGATTATAATTTTTAGATTTAAATTTTTTATCATCAACACCACCAGTTTGATTTTTTAATTTATATATTGCTTTGCATATTTCAGGTTTCTTTAATTTCTCAAAATCTTTTGGCATTTTCTTAACAAGTTCTGGATATTTCTTAATAGAATTTAATAAGTCCCCTTTTTTCATATAAAAATCTGCCTTATATGAACCTGAACTACACTCTGCTTCATTTTTAAAATTTACATCTTTTAAAAATTTATTAAGAGAACTATTAAATTCATTATTATTATTTTTTTCATCATTTTTATCATTTACATTATTTTCGACTTTTTGATTATCTTCATTTTTAATAACTTTATTTTGTATTTTAACTTCATAATCATCAATATCATCCATATCATCTAATAAAAATTTTAATTTACTTGGGTAAGGTCTTTCTATAGAATCAGGAAAAGTAAAATTACATAATGCTCTTGAGAATGCTTTGTATACTTGTCCAACTTCATTATCATTATTTTTATTAAATACCTTCTCTTTTCTAATTTCATCTCTTCTGATATCGATATATTTTTTTAATTGTATATCAGATAAATCAACTTTAATTATTTCATTTTTACGAATTGTTGGGAATAATTTAGAATCAGTATATTCAAAAAAAGATACTGTACCTAATATTCTTCTCATAAATAATTGTTCATTTAATAATTGTTTCTTTTCATAATTAATAAATAATTTATCAAATTTATTTTCATTAATAGGTAATGCTGTAAATTTTTTTATTTTTTCATTTAATTTAAATTTAAAATCAACATTTAATTTTTTTAAAATTAAAGCTAATCTACTTTTATCATCATTTGTTTTTGTTAAATAATACTTAATCTTCATAGAATTAGATTTTCTGTCTTCTCTGACAAAATTTGGAGGTAATAATTCTATACGAAGTATTTTATCTAATGAATCGTATGAAAAATTATCAATATATTTACTATCTTTTAATAATTTATTTATTTTTTCAAGTTGTTCTTCATCAATATTATCTTTTGTAGAAAATTCATATATTTTTGTCCATCCTTTTAATAAATTTACTAATAATCCTATTTCATAAGGTTTGTTAATTATAGGAGTTCCTGATAAACATAATAATTTACAATTTTTTGCTTCTAATAGGTCCATATATAATCTTTCAGCAATTCTACTTCCATTAATTACTCTTGAAATAAAGTTATGAACTTCATCAATAATAACAATATTATTATCAAATATATTTATTTTTTTATCATCAGTTAGTTCATTTAATTTTTTATTAGTAATGCCATTGTAATGTAAAAAATTATATTTCTTCTCAATAATATTATTAACTTGTAACATTATTTGTTCTTTTTGCGAATCTCCTAAATTTTTATAATTTGATTCTTTTCCTTCAACGGCATACCATAATCCTTTATTTTTTTTAATTATTGCTTCATCTATTATTGATAATTTCTTAATTTTTTTTAAATCTGCTAATGTTTTCTTAGGTATAAATCTCCAATGTTTTTCAGGTGTATAATATTTATGACCACATTTTAAGATTTCATTAACATAATTTTTTTTTAAAGATGCAGGAAGCATTACAGTAACATTTCTATTATTTAATAGTAATTCAGCAGTTGCAATAGATGCACAAGTTTTACCTACACCAAGACCATGAAATAATAGGAGTCCTCTGGTAGGTGCTTCATCTTGTAAATAATCTCTAACAAATTTTTGATGAGGGAATAAATCTGTAAATTCAGAATCTAAATCTTCATCATCATCTTTTGTTTTTAAAATATAATCTTTATAATTATCACGGATACTATCAACAAAACCTGGTCTATTTGGTAAATAAAATGATTTAGGTGTTAATCCAGGTTTATTTTGTCTTTTGTCAGTTTTATTAAAATAAGAATCTATTAAATCTTTACTAACATCTTCATTTGAATTAGACATTATTTATATTATATTAATTTAATTTTTTATATAAGAATAAAAAATAATAATAATTTATTATGGAAGTTATAATAGATAATAGAGAGACTAAAATTAAGGATTATTTTTCAAACCAAATAAATTATATTGATTTATTTAAATTTGAGAATTTAGATATTGGTGATATTATTATTAAATATAATAATGAAATTAAATATATATTTGAAAGAAAAACAATTAGAGATTTAAGTGATTCTATTAAAGACAATAGATATCATGAACAAAAACAAAGAATGTTACATGCATATGATAATAACATTAAGATATGTTATATATTTGAGTATTTTAAAGGATACATGAATCTTAAAGATGATTTACAAATTAATAATATCAGAGGAGATATTTTATTAAGTGCAATATTAAATACTACAGTTTGTAATAATTTTGGAATTATCCCTACAAATAATACTAATGAAACTATATTTGTTTTAGAAGAATTAATAAGTAGAATGTTAAAGAAACCTGATAAATATTTTAATAAAACTAATAATATTGATTATTCTTGTTTATTAAAAAAAAGGAAAAAAGACAATATTAATAGTAGTAATATATTAACATTATATTTATGTCAAATACCAGGAGTATCATCATCAATTGCGGAGCAACTTAACGAAAGATTTAAAAATATGAATAATTTAATTAATTGTTTAAATGAATATGAGGATGAATGTGATAAAATAAATTATCTGGCGGAAGTAGTAATAAATATTAAAAATAATAAAACACGAAGATTAGGAAATAAAGTAGCAAGTAAAATAATAGAATTATTATTTTAAAATTTGAAAAAACATTTAGACACTAATAATATATATTAAGTAATTATGAGTTTAAACAGTGACGATGAAACACCATATAATGAAAAAAATATTTTAATATCCCAAGAAGATGTTAATAAAATTTTAGAAAGATTTGGAATTAATCTAAAATGTATTAATATAGATTTATATAGAAAATCATTAGTTAATAAAAGTTATGTAACAAGAAAAAATGAGAATATTATTAGTGGTAATGAGAAATGTCCTAATAATTGTTTACCTTTACAAGAAGAATCAAATGAAAGATTTGAGTTCTTAGGAGACTCTGTTCTAAGTACAACTGTTGCTAACTATTTATACAAAAGATATCCAGAACAAAATGAAGGTTTTCTAACAAAAATGAGAAGTAAATTAGTAAATGGTTATATGTTATCAGAATTATGTACACACATAGGATTAAATAAATGGGTAATTATTTCTAAACAAATAGAAGAATCAGGAGGAAGAGAAAATTATAAAATTTTAGAAGATATATTTGAGGCATTTATTTGTGCTATATTTATGGATTTTAACACTTTAAAAAATAGTGAATTAGATACTAATGCAATTGGTCTTGGTTTTCAGATTTGTGAAAAATGGATTATTAATGTAATAGAGGATTATGTTGATTTTGCAGAATTAATAAAACAAAATAATAACTATAAAGATAAATTAATTAAATATTATCAACATACATATTTAAAAACACCTAAATTTTTTGAGAGTAATATAGATGTTATTAATGGTAAAAAAATATTTACAATTGTAATTAAAGATGATAATGAACAGATTTTAGGTATTGGAAAATCTGATAGTAAAAAAAAGGCAGAGCAAGTAGCTTCTGAAAATGTACTCAATGAATTACTTAGTTAATTATTAATTAATTAAATATTTTTTACATACTTTTAACTTTAGGTAATAAACTACCATAACCAGTGTCTTTTGCATCTGTTAATAATGTCCCAATTAATGCTGTTTGTGATAATGGTGGTTGTATTTTACATGTATCTTGTGAGTAGCTCCATTTATCACATTTATTTTTTAAATCTGATAACACTCTATCATTTTGTATTTCTGCTAATGTTTTAGTTTTTAGTTTATTATTAAGTTCAGAACACATTCCTTGATCTACTAAATTTTGTTGAGTATTATTATTTTCTTCTTCATTTTGTTTTTTTACTAATTCATTCATAAATTTTGCAAGTTGTTTATTTCCTCCATAATAGTGGTTATGAATAACAGTGGTTTTTTTATCATTTGTTTGAACAATATCTTGTTTTGATTCTTCACTTACCGCTTCTGTATTAGAACCAGCATCACCTGTTCCATTACCTTCCGAAGTATTGGCATCTGCATCTGCATTAGTATCCGCATCAGTATTGGCATCTGCATTAGTATTGGCATCAGCATTAGTATTGACATCAGCATTAGTATTGGAATTAGTATTAGTATTGGCATCAGCATTAGTATTGGAATTAGTATTAGTGGAATCTTGCGATGTTTCAGTAAATCTTTCTTTTTTATCATCTAATGTAATAATTGTATAAACTGCTAATATACCTACCAGTATTGTTATTAATAATGTATCATTTGATATATTAATCATTCTATTTATTTAATTATTTATTATATTTTATTTATTATATTTTTATTATTAATTTAGGCATTTTTTTTCTTATTTTCCTCTTCATCCATATCTATCTCTTCTTCTGTTTGATTACCAATTTCTTCTTGAGTATTTTCAGTAATATTATTGACTTCTTCTACAACTTCCTCAACAACTTCCTCTACAACTTCATCAGCAACTTCATCAGAATTATTATTGACTTCTTCTACAACTTCCTCAACTATTTCAGAAGATTCATCTAAAAGTTCTTGTATTTCATCAATATTATCAGTAATATTTTCTATATTATTTTTGTTATCTTTCATAACCTTTAAGAATTTAGAAGCAGCTAAATTTTTTTTAGGATCTTCTGCTAATATATTATTTATATTCGGATTTACAATATTTCTTTTTGTATTTTTTTCTTTATATTTTTTACTAATATCACTTATAATTTTATTTTCTACTTCTTCATCTAAATCTGCTTTTTCTAATGTTTCATCAATATTCTTAAGTAAATCTTCTTTTAATAAATCAACATTGACAAGAAAACTATTATCTTGTTCCTCATTTATTTTTGTTTTTTTTATAAATTTTTTTATATCTTTATTTTCTTTATCTTCATCATTTTTTTCTTTTTGTAAAACATCTAAATTATCTTTTGATATTAAATCACTTAATGACATCTTTGGAGGTATATTATTATTGTTATTATCTACATTATTAAATTTATTTTTTATACTATTAACAGTTAAAGGTTTATCTTTATTTAAAGATTTATTTATATTACTCTCAAATACAGCATTAACTTTATTTTTTATCATAGGGTTATTTGCAATACCATTATCTCTAAGTTCCGATAATTCTAACTCAACATTTCTTTTATTATTATATTCTGTGAATTTACTACTGGAATCTTTTGAAGGTTCTAAATCTTTTAATTTATTATTTAAGAATCCTTTTCTAAACATACCTGCAGCATTAGCAACTGTTTCTTGTGTTTTTTCTTCTTTAGTAGGTTGATATGGAACAATAGAAGAAATGTTAATAACTTCTGGTTTAATAATGTTTTTGAATTTCTTATTCCTTTCGAATTTAGTAATTATCTCCATACCAATTTCTGGTGATTGTTCTATAAGACGATCCATTTCATTTCTACATATTTGAATAAAATCTAAACCGCTGTAAGTTCTTTCATTTGGTGGTAAAGATAATTCTGTAGATATATTTCTGGCAAATTTACCATAAGATATACTGGAGTTTCTATGTGCTTCGTTAAGTTCACTAACTCTAAAAAATTGTCCAATAGTAGTAATTATACCAGATATTAAATTAAGTGCTCCAATCATTAATGGTAAATAAACATCAAAACTGGGATAGATTTGGATAATGGTACCTTGTGAGAAGTTAGCAGTACCAGTAAGTGTTGATACAATAATTACAGGTATTGTAAATAAAGCAGTTAAATATTTATATTTTCTATACGCACGATTATGCAATATTCTATAAGATGCGGCTTGTTCGCCCCATTTTTTAAGTAAACTTTCTTCTGTTCCATTCCAAATTCTTGGTTCTTTCTTCCCCATGCCTTTATTTAAAGAACTATTATTATTCATTTTTTAATTAAATATTAATAAAAATATATTTTAATCAAAAAAAAAATTTTAAAATTTAATTAAATTAAAAAAAAAATATTATTGTTATGGTAAAGAAATAATATTTACTATAATAGGTCTCTACAGAAATATTTAATTTATACCATACATATAATATTATAAAAATGGATTTATTTAAATAAATCTAATATAAAAATATAATAATTACTCATTAATATTAAATTTATAATTATAATTTTTAATTAATAAAGATGCTACAATTATTAATAAAAATAGATTGAATAAAACTTTATTATTTTTAATTAATTTATTATTATTAGTAATATGTTCTAAACAACTATCAATTACATTCCATGCACAAACCCAAAATATTAATAATAATAAATATCCAATAATATAGTACATTAATAGTTGCTCTTTATTCATTTTATTAAAGTTATTTTATTTATTAATATATTTAATTAAATTAAAAAATGAATATTCATCCTTTATGGTTTTTATGTTTATCTGTAAGAATATTACTAATTTTTGTTATTTATTATTTTAATAAAGAACCACAAAATAATAAATATGCAAAAACAATTAGTTTAATAACTATATTTGTTATAGGCGTGCCTTTTATAAGAAAAGGTTTAATTAGTTCAAATGATGAAGTACAAATATCAAAAGTATTTTGGCATGAAACCAGATATATACATGCAACATTATATATTTTATCTGGATTATATTTATTATATGATAATTTAAATATGTGTTTATTATTATTATTATTAGATATTGTATTTTCAGTATTATACAGAGTTATATTTAATAAATAATATTATTAAAATCAATGAGTTAAGAATTTGGTATTAATTGATAATGTTTGTATTTCTTGGAAAAGTAATTTACAAGCATAAGGTATTCTAATTTGTGAGAAGTTTGTAGTATTATTACAGTTTTTACATATAGATATATTTGATGATGGATTTACATTAGCAATATTTCCACAAGATTTGCAGATGAATAATCTATAATTATCTGAACATTCCATGAATCTTTCTTTTAAAAATCCTTGACTACCATGTGCCCACATACACTCAGTTTCCATTTCACCCATTCTTAATCCTCCTTCACGCGCTCTACCTTCTGCTGGTTGTCTTGTTAGTAAAATAATAGGTCCATTTGCTGAACGAGAATGAACCTTATCTGAAACCATATGTTTTAATCTTTGATAATATGTTGGTCCAATAAATATGTTTGTATCAATTTGTTCACCTGTGCGTGGATTATATAATACTTCATTACCATGTTTATCATATCCAGAATTTTGTAATATACTTGCAAAATCATCTTTCTTTTCATTTTTGTTTTTATGAATGAATGCTGATGCATTGCCACGAGTACCAATTGATAGACATGCTTTTCCCATAATACATTCTAATAATTGAGCAATTGTCATTCTACTAGGAATAGCATGAGGATTAATAATTATATCAGGTACAATACCATCCTTTGTAAAAGGCATTTCTTCTTGAGTATATATCATTCCAATAATACCTTTTTGCCCGTGTCTTGATGACAGTTTATCTCCAATTGTTGGAATACGAATATTTCTAATTTTAATTTTACTAAATTTATAACCATCATTATTAATATTTTTAAAGTATTTATTATCACTGAAATTTTTATCTATGAAACCATATTCATTTTGTTTTAAACTTACACTATTATCTTTAAAATTGTAAGTTTTAGAATCTGTACTTATTTTAGAAGGCATTGTTTTACCAATAATTATATCATTATTCTGAACATAGGTATTTTCTTTAATAAATCCATTTTTCTGTAATTTAGTATAATTAAAGGGTTTCATATTTTTTGTATTATCTGGATTCGGAATACAATACATCTCTTCTTCTCCGGTGGAATGATTCTTATTACATTGGTCCTTATATGTTCTATAAAATGTAGAATTAAAGAATCCTCTATCTACTGCTGATTTATTAATCATAATAGAATCCTCTTGATTAAAGCCTGTAAATGTAGCGATAGCAACTATTACATTATTACCATATGGTAATTCATTGCATTTTGTAATATCTGAAATCTTTGTTCTGACTAATGGTAATTGTGGATAATTTAAAATATTTCCAAGTGTATCCATACGATTTCTAAAGTTTGATGCATATATACCAATTGCCTGTTTACTCATTGCAGATTGATATGTATTTCTGGGTGCTTGATTATGATCCGGAAATGGAATATTACTTGCACATAATCCTAAAATTAATGATGGATGAATTTCTAAATATTGATATTTCTTTGGATAAGTATGTCCTTTAAAACCTTTTGATAAATCTTTAAAATTAATTGCTACTAATGTAGTATTATTCTCTTCTGTATCTAAAAACTCAATAATAGAATTTTCTTTAAATGATTTATAAATGTCATTATCAGTATTCTCATATGTTTTTACATCAAAAAGTTCACAAAATTTAATATCATTATTTATAATATTTAAAACATCATTTTTATTATATCTTAATTTATTATTTTTATCAATAATATAAGTAGGACGAATACAGCGACCAGACTCAGTATTAATTAAAATTTGATTTTCTTGATATAACCAAGCAACTGATGTGTAAATATTTATTATACCAGTTCTTTTAAATTGCTTTAATTTGGTAAATAAGTAATTTGGATTTAAATGATAACCAATTATATCACCATTAATAATTACTTTTGTATTTTTATTAAGTTCTTTAAGATAATCTGAATTATCCTCAAAATGTTTTACATCTAATTTAACAAGATGTTGTCTTAAATTTCTGGAATCAGATGATACTGTAATAGTTGCAATCATTGATAAATTTTTAACTAATCCAATAGAACCACCCTCTGGTGTTTCAGAAGGACAAATAATTCCCCATTGTGTATTATGTAACTTTCTAGGATGAATTAATTTACCATTCTTTTCCATAGGAGTATTAACTCTTCTTAAATGTGAAAGTGTTGCAATATAAGTTAACCTATTTAAAACTTGTGCTACACCTTGTTTAGATTTATTTAATTGATTTTTAATTCCCCAATTACCAGTCGCTAATGAATATTTATAACCAGATTCTATAATAGAACTTTTCATAATTTTATAGATATTACTTTGATTAATTATATTTAAAAAGTTATTATTGACTTTCCAAGAACCACTCTGTATTTCTTTATAAATCATAACTTTCATATCTCTTACAACTTTTCCATAATATTGTCTAAATAAATTTGCCATCATAATACCAGGTGTATCAACTCTTTTATTAATATAAGAATCTCTATCATCAAGTGATATTAAATTTAAAGAACATTTTAATAGTTTAGACACCATATAACCAAGATATAATGCTTTCTTTTTTAGACAAGTTCCAACATGTGGTAAAAAGTCATCTTTTAAAATATTTTTAATTATATTTATTTTATTATCTTTATTCGATAACATTTCTTTTGGATATCCAGTAATTGTTAAATATTTACTTAAATATTCTAATGCTTCATATGTATATAAACAATTATTAGATTCCTCAATACAACCTTTTAATTTTTTAGCAAGATTTGCATTATCAACATCATTTAAATCATATAAGATATATTCTAAAATATCTTTGTCTGACTCAATTCCTAATGCTCTGAATAGAATGAATAATGGAATATCATATTTTATATGATGAATTACAACTCTAATATAATGACCAAATTGTGTCATTTTAGATGATAATTTTAAAACTGTTAATTTAGGGGGACTAAATATATTTTCTGGTACAGATCTAATTTCTGCAATATATGAATATGCAGAAACTTTATTATCTTTAAATACATAAGTTTTATTCTCTGCAATTCTATCTTGACTAACAATAACTTTCTCATTCCCATTGATTATAAAATATCCACCATGGTCGTATTTACATTCATTATTATTATCAATTAATGTATCTTTATTTTTTAAGATACAATAATTAGAATTAACCATAATTGGTAATTTTCCTAAATTAATATTTTTAAGAATTTTATGTTTGTAAATAACTTCACAATTTTTCTTTTCATTTTGTATTTCTTCATTTTCTTGTGATTCATTTTCTAAATATTCTACAGAAATATGTAAATCTACATATAAACTTCCAGAGTAACATAAATTTCTTTGTCTTGCCTCAATTGGAGTCATTAACTTAGTAGTTCCATCTTTTTCATTAATAGTTGGTTTTGATATTTTTGGATTTTTAACTCTTAAATTTATTTGATACTTGTATAAATCTTTATCTGGAAGATATTCATTATATATCTGAATCGGATTAAATCCTTCAATAATATCATCTATTTTTTTAAATACAAAGTCGTTATACGATGATAAAATATGATTAATTAAAAACTTTCCTTTGTCTTGTGCAAAATATTTCTCAATTAATGGCCATGTATATTTCTCAAATTCATTTGCATTTAACTCGATACTATTTTTAGTTTTTTTGCGACCCATTTAAGAGTTAAAGAATTACTTAAAATAATTTAATTAAGTTTTAAGTAATAATAAAAAAATATTCAATTTTTTAAAAATTATTAATAATTATTTTTTAATTTTATCTGTGATTTACAAATAATGGAAGAAATTCATCAATTGTATCACTATCATAATTATCCATTGGCAACAAAGGAGGTAGGCTATCGGTAGATGAAGTCAAATTATCATTATTATCGTTATTATTATTATCATTATTATCATTATTTGTATTATCGTCAAATACATTTTGACATACAGGGCAATTTTTATTTTTTGATAACCATTTAAATATACATTCTCGACAATATATATGACCACAACTTGTTTTTACAGGTAGATTAACCTTGGAATTATCATTTTCTGAAGCATTACTATTATTTAAAATATCTTTTAAATTATCAAAACATATACAGCATGTATCATCATCATTAATATCATTAGAAGATAATATAGTAATATATTTATTAAAATCTTTTACACCTATTTCAACATTACCACCCATAAATTCTTGTAATAATGTATTAAAATCATAATCAGTTGCATTATTATTTTGTGTTAGATTATGTAAATTTCCAATGTTTATTTCTATGTTTCTCATTAATCTTCTTCCTAAATTATTAGACCAAACAATGTTATTATGGTTAGTAAGAATAAAAGGATTAGTTCTGGATGCTTCTAATCTTCTGCGAACTGGAAATGGACTAAAACTATTAATAAAATCATCATATGGTTCTACTACTTCATCATTATTTTCATTATCTGCATTATCTGCATTAACAACATCAGTTTCATCTGAATTAACAGCTGTATTATTAACATCTGCTGTATTTACATTACCAGGATTTTCATCACTTGTTTCATTCTCTTCATTATATTCTTCATTTTCATCTATTTCATTCATTCTTTCATCATCACGAGGAACAAGATTACTATTAATATTTCTGGAACGATATAATATTTCAGATGCATTTAATATATTTATTATTCCATTTAAAGTATCCATTCGTTCTCTTCGAAGATTATAGTTTCTTATACAATTTGACATATGATCATTATATTCATTAAAATTTACCATTGTTTCACATATTTCACATGGAATCATTCCAATATTCTCAAAATCAAAATTATCTAATTCACTTATTTCATTATCTTCATCTTCTGTACTACTATCATAATTCATATTTATATCTTCCAATGACATATTATTAATTAACTAAACTATATTTAATTAATTTTATATATAATTTTCAATTTTTATATAAAAATAATTAAATTTTTTTTCAAAAAGTTTCAAAAAAACATAAAGTTAAATTTAATTAAAATTTAATTTTTTAATTAAATTTAGAACCAAAAACGGTTTTAAATTTCACATTTCCGGTTTTAAAATAAAAAAACACTTAAAGATTATAATCCATATATATTTAGTGTAATACCATAATGGTAACAAAAAATAATAGTATATTTTGTGAATATATAGCATTATATAATAAATATAAGAAACTATATGGAGAAAAAACAATAGTATTAATGCAAGTAGGAAGTTTCTTTGAGATTTATAGTTGTCATAATAAAAAAGTGAAGTTAGGTCCAGATACAAAAGAGATTATAGATATTTTAAATGTAATTTTCTCAAAGAGGAATAAAAATATTGATGAGATCACAGAAAATAACTATCAAATGGCAGGTTGGCCTGTAAATTCACTAGACAAATATGTTGATATTTTACTAAATAATAAATATACTATTATCATTGTTGAACAATTTGATAATGAAATGGGTGGAAATGCCAAAAAAGAAAGAAAAGTTACTGAAATTCTATCACCTACAACAACTATTAATAATACTTCTGATTATAATTCTAAATATCTGATGTCAATATTTTTTTATAAATTTAAAAATAGAAAAACAAAAAAAACACAACTTAATTTTTCTTTAAGTGTAATTGATTTATCAATTGGGAAATCATATTTATATGAAGATATTAACAAGGATGAAAAACTATTATTTGATAATGTTTATAGAATTATTTTAAAATTTAATCCAGAAGAAATCATAGTTTTTGGAGATGATATTGATTTTAATTTAATTAAAAATAATATTAATTTTAATAATAAATTATTACATAATAAAATTGATGATTACAATAAAGATATTTTAAATATTAATTATCAAACAGAATTATTAAAGAAGGTTTACAAAAATATTGGTATGTTAACTCCAATAGAATATATTGATTTAGAAAAAAATCAGGAATTACTAATTAGTTTTATAAAATTAATTGAGTTTGCATATTCACACAATGAAAAAATAATAGAAAATTTATATAAACCAGAAATTATTGAGAATAATACACAACTTATATTAGGTTATAATTTAGTAAATAAATTAGATATTGTAAATGAAGATAACTCAAAGTTTAGTTGTCTATTAAATATTTTAAATAATTCATCTACTAATATGGGTAAAAGATATTTAAAAAATAGATTATTAAATCCAGATAATTCTGTTAAAAAAATTAATGAAAGCTACGAAAATAATAACTTAATGTTACTAAAATTAAATGATAAATATATTTATGATATCATTAGAGAAAAATTAAAGAACATTAGTGATTTAGAAAGATATATTAAAAAGGTTTTTTTATTAAAATTACATCCACAAGAATTCATTAATATTCATTCATCTATAAAGATTTTTTCTGAAATCATAAAGGATTTAAATAAATTTAGTAAAATTGATTCTAAATTTAATAAATTTAACAAATTAAATTATTCAAGAGATTTATTAAATTTAATTAAATTTATTAATGAAAATCTAAATTTAGAAAATATTAATAAATACAATTTAAATAATATTGATGGTCATATATTTCAGAAGGGAGTATTTAATGAAATTGATAATTTACAAGAAGAATTAGATTTATCAATTAGTAGTTTTAAGGATAAAGCAGATGAATTAAATAATATTGATAAGGATTTTAATGGATTTTTTAAAGTAGAATATAATGATAATTTAGGATACTTTTTACAAGTTACAAATAATAGATTTAATATTTTTAAAAGAAATAGTGAATATAAAGATTTAGATAAAATAACTACAAAGAAGGTTTCAGCAAGTAGTAATACTTTAAGATTATGGTTTCCAGAATTTAACAAAATTAATAACAAGATAGAAAAATTAAGAAATGAAATTTTAGAAAAATGCATTGAGACATATAAAACATTTTGTCAAGATTTAATTAAAAATTATGATACTCTTATAGATACTATTATAAATGATATTAAAATAATTGATTATGCAACAACAAATGCATATAATTCCATTCTATATAAATATTCAGAACCATTAATTAAAGAAGTAAATGGTAAGAAGTCATGGTTAAAATTAAATGATGTAAGACATCCAATTATAGAAGTTATTAATGAGGAAATTAAATATATTGCGAATAATGTAGAATTAGGAAATGAGAAAAATGGGATTTTATTATATGGTATGAATTCAGCAGGAAAGAGTAGTTTAATGAAATCAATAGGATTAAGTATTATAATGGCACAAGCAGGTATGTTTGTACCATGTACAAAAATGGAATATTACCCATATAATAAGTTATATTCAAGAATTCCAGGAGGCGATAATATTTTCAAAGGACAAAGTACATTTGTTGGAGAAATTAGTGAAATTAGAAATATTTTAAAATCATCTGATAATAAAACATTAATTATTGGAGATGAATTATGTTCTGGAACTGAAACAAATTCTGCAATTGCAATTGTAAGTGCTGGAATATTAGATTTAATTAATAAGAAAAGTTCATTTATATTTGCAACACATTTACATGAATTAGCAAGTATGAAAAGAATAACAGAATTAGAAGATTTATCTATTAAACATTTATCTGTTAAATATGATAGTACAAAAAATCTTTTAATTTTTGATAGAAAATTAAAAGATGGTTCAGGTGATAGTGTATATGGATTAGAAGTCTGTAGGTCACTTGATTTAGATAGTGACTTTTTAAAATTAGCAAATGAAATTAGACAAGAAGTTTTAGGTACAGAAAAATTAATTAAATTTAAAAAATCTAAATATAATGCTAATTTAATAGTTGATAAATGTAATATATGTAAAAAAGATGATGCAACTGAAACACATCATATACATTTTCAGAAAGACGCTGATGACAATGGTTTTATTGACCATTATCATAAAAATAAAAAATTTAATTTAGTTGGATTATGTGAAAAATGCCATGATCGTATTCATAATGGTGAAATAGAAATTGGTCAAGCAACTATGACATCAAATGGTATTATGTATGGGTAGATAAATTATATTTTTTATTTTTTAAATTCTTTTACTAATAATGAAGTATAAGTATCAAAAATATGAATCCAACCATATTTTGTAATAGCATCATCAAAAGCGATTAATGCTTCATCTAAAGAATTATGAACAGATATAATATCATATGCACCTCCCTTAGGATAATATTCTTCACCAGCAAAAATGATAAACATATATATAAGTAAATATCTTATATTTAAATAAAAAATTTATTTTTTTTTAAATTTATAATTTTTATGGATTTTAATTTATTGCGGAGAGCAATATCTAAATATAGTTATAATTATGATTAGTAATAATCCTGCGAATACACATAATCCAATAGTTTCATCAAGATAATTATAGTTATCTAAGAAATATACATCATTATATTCATAACAATCTATAAATTCAGAGTTTTGCATATAATTTTTATATTTGTCTACTACATTTTTAATATTTTGTTTAATATGATACATTCTATTCTCATTTTTTTCACCATCAATACATCTTGTTTCGGCAAAAGTACATTTTGATAAAAATATATCATATCTATTTTGTAAGAGTTTTTCTCCAAAATGTTCATCAGTAATAAATATCTTTGTACATATTCCCATGTCTGAAACACATCTTTTACCACAATCACATTTAATAAAATTATTATTATATTCTTCTGTATTAGTTGGTATTTTTGTAGGATACTCAATTCTAGTAATATTGCACTTTAATTGATTATATTTTAGTGAATCATTATACTTTAAACTATAGTTTATAGTAACTCCAATTAAAACAATTTCAATTATAACACACATGAAGAAACAGCATTCATAAGAATTGCGAGCCATTTTGATATATATCAATTATTCGTTAAATATAATGAAAAAATAAAAATAATTTCAAATTTTTTTATATTTTAGTTTTTGTTAGTTTATTTAGAACAACAGAAGTTAAATGTTATAATAGTTGTTATGAAAAATGTAAAAGATAAAGATATAAAAATTATCATCTCTTTCATGTAATTATAATTATTTATAAAATAAACATCATCATATTTATAGCAATCAATTAAAGTGTTATTATTCATAGCATCTTCATAAAATTTCATTTTTTCTATATTTTTGTATAATTTAGAAATTCTATTATTAATTTTTTCACCTCCTTTGCACTTAGATTCACGAAAAGTACAAAGACTATCATCAGAATCAAATCTGTTTTGTAAAAGGACTTCTTCATTGTTTATGTTATGAACATAAATCTTGCTACAAATTCCCAAATCACTAATACATCTTTTACCACAATCACATTTTACAAAATTATCATTAGTAAAATCATGAAAATTTGTTGGAATATCTTTTGGATATTGTACTTTTGTAATATTACACATGAAATCCTCAAAATCATTACGAGCATCATACTTAATAATATTAATGATAGCATATACTAGCATTACTATAAAAATAATAAGACTAACACCAACACAACTGACTGGTCCACACATAATCAATTAATTAGTTAATTGATTAATTTATTCACATATAACTATACTATAATATATGATTAATTTTTCAATTTTTTATAATTGATATATATATTAATAAATTAATAGATATTAGTGTAATTTTAGATATAAATCAATTAAATAATTATCAAAGACATCTTTTAAATCTTTAAATTTAGTCATTGTGAAATTATCTTTTACATAATTACTTGTAGGTCTATTCAATAACATAAATAATTTTTCTTCTCCTTTTACAACATCTCTTAAATCATTTAATAATTCTTGTGTATATCCTCTAATATATTTTCTAAGTAAATATTTTGGGTCACTTTTAAATTTTTCTAATAATAAAGTTCCTAATTCATTTTCAGGTAATAATGGATTATATAAACGATATTCCATGTAGAGATATGACCACATGCAACAATATCCTGTAGTATCTTTAAATGTAGTTTCTAATATTTTTTTCATTTGTTGTTTTTGAAATTTAGTTCCATCAAAAATCTGTAATCCAGAATATTCTCTGAATTTTTTTAAAAGTTTTTTTGGTACTCTTGGACAAGTTTTAGAATGAGAAATATATTTAAAATTTTTAGTATATTCTGTTTTTCCATTATTTACAAAATATTTTGCTATACCCTCAATTATTCTTTCATGATCTTCATAGTCTTCATGTGTGCTTTTACCATGTGGTTCATATCTTTCAAGTTGTTTTAATTCATAATTAAATACTAACATATTAAAGTGTCCTTTTCTGCGTATTGGAACTACTAGTAATTTTTTATTTTTAGAACATTTTTCATAATTCTTAAGTAATCTATCTATTATTTCAGGTTTTTCCAAAAGAGGAATATAAATTATAAATGAATAACTGTTAGGACTATATGAAAATCCATATAAATCAATTTTTTTTGTTTTTTTAATTACATTAATATCTAAATCTTGTATTTTATATGTTAATTTATCTTTAAAAATCATCGTGTTATCCTCTTCATAACTAACAATAAAATCTAATAAACAACTATTTTTGCGATGTTTATTAAGAATATGTAAATATAAGTAATTTTGTATTCCATTATAACATATAAAGTTAACAGGTTCTCCTCTATCATAATCTAATAACATATCTGATATTTCATTTAAATCTTTATATTCACTTAATACTTCTGAGGTTGGTAATATTGTTCTATTTTCTATCTCAAATATTTTTTTACATATTTCTTCTTTTTTTAATGATTTAAAATTTTTTGGTAATAAGTTTACTATTTTAGGATATTTATTTATAATATTTATTAAATCTGGTTTCTTCATAAAATATTCAGACTTATATGATTTTGTAGAACATTCTTTTTCATTATTAAACTTAACATCTTTTAAAAATATATCTAATATTTTTTCATCACTTATCTTTGATTTTTTATCAACTTTCATCTCTTTTTCTAATTCCTTTTTTATTTCTGGTTTAACTTGTTGTATTTTAACTTGTTGTGGTTGTAGTGGTTTAACTTGTTGTATTTTTACTTGTTGTGGTTGTGGTGGTTTAACTTGTTGTATTTTTACTTGTTGTGGTTGTGGTGGTTTGACTTGTTGTATTTTTACTTGTTGTGGTTGTGGTGGTTTGACTTTACTTCTTGTGACTACTACATTATTTTTTGGGTTATCTATTAATAAATCAAAAGAATCATATAAATCTTGTAAATTATATATGTCTAATTTAAATAAATTATCAGCATTTTTTAATTTTGGAAGTCTATTTTTTAGTTTATTTACTAAACCATTATAGCCTTTTTTAGAGTAAACTTCTTTGGAATATGGTAAAGAAAATAATATCTGTAATATAATATATTTTAATTTATTGACATCATCTATTTTATTATTTTCTTCTGCACCCTTATTCGCTAAATTACAATTAAAAATTATAATACTCCCTAAAGAACTTAATCTAATATTTTTTGCCTTAAAATCATTATGAGATATATTTTTTAAATGTAATAATAGTAAAATATCAATCAATTTTTTTATTAGAATTTTTTCGTCAATTAAATTTTCTTTATGGGTGGTATTCCAAGTTTCATTAGAAATATTAAGTTGTAATAACATATTTTCTAAATTATATGGAGTGTAATCAGTAATTAATATTTTATTTTCGTTATCTTTTTTATATATTTTAGGCACAAAATCAACATTTTTAATTAAATCTAAAATTTTAACTTCATTCTCGAATTCTTTTTTTTTTTTAAATTCTTTTTTAATACGAATAGAATCCTTATATTCTTTATCAATTAAATATAATTTCGAGTAATCATTAATTTCATATGGTTCTATATCCATTTTATATAATATGATTTTTTTTTATGATACATAAGAGATGTTCTCTATATTTTCAACATTATCAGAATAGATAATATTGACTAATTGTGAGCAGTTATTATATAAATAAGCTTCAATATACTCCTTCATAGTATCAATACTATTAAATGATATGATATCATTATTTAATAATTTATATAAATTTAAATTTTTAAAAATATCGATTTTAGATATAATTAAATGTGTAGTGCCAGATATATTTATAGCATCTTTAAGTTTATTTAAATTTAACCAATTTACTTTTCTTCTTCTTCCAGTAGTTACACCATATTCTTTTCCTTCATTACATATTGACAAAAGTTCCATGTCATTTAATAATTCTTCTGGAAATTCTGGGTCAAGGCCAGAACGAGTATCATAAATTTTACAAGCTCCATATATATTATTAATTAATTTCGGCGAAAACCCAAGGGAACAAGCACCATATGGCAATGTTGTAGAAGATGTTATATATGGATAATTGCCATAATTTATGTCTAACCAAAATCCTTGTGCACCTTCACATAATATAGAACCTTCTAATTTTTCATCCCATATATAATCTTTAAAATCATTATAATTAGTTTCATCATTTACACGAGAACCTGTTCGAGCAAACTTATCTCTATAACAAGGAGCTATACCTTTTGCAGTAGTTCCTTGTTGTTTAAAATATTTTTGTTTATCTTCATCTATATGTAATGAAGTAATTATATGTGCTTTCGGAGATATTTTAACTAAGTCAGTATTAAATCCTTTTTCTTTTAAATAATTAATTTCATTATAAAAAGCTTCTTTATTAATTACACAATCTGGTCCAATAATAGATTTTATACCAAAAAATACACCAGATGGTATTAAATGTGTTTTATATTTTACATTATCTATATATATTGTATGGCCAGCATTACTACCACCAGCCCAACGACATACATAATTATAATTACCTGATTTGGCAAGTTGTGCAACAATTTTACCCTTTGCTTCATCCCCCCAAGCTAATCCACATACAATATCGACATTATTAATCATAGTGCGCTATTATATAATTATAAAAAAAATGATTTTAAATTTATATATTTAATTAAATTTTAAATCTAATTAAAAACAAAAAGAATTATTTTAAATAAATGGAAAGTATTAATAATAATAATTTAAATTTAAATAAAAAAATAAAAGAAATAATACAGATATTTAATTTAATTAATCAATTGAATAATAGTAAAAAGAAGAATTTATTATTATATAAATTTCAGACAGAATTAGATTTTATGATAGACAGACTCGAAGATAATTATTATAGATATATATTAAAAAATAAAAGTGAAAAAAATATACAAAAAGAGTCTGAGAAGATGATTTATAATTCTAGAAGAACATTAGAAGCATTTATGCCTTATATATTACTATACAACATAACAGAAAACTATGGAAATCAAAATACAACCTAAAATAATAATGAAAGTAATATGAATCAAATAATATTTAATTGATATTATGATTATGAAATAATTTATAGATATTTAGTAAGTATTTTTCATAATGAAATACATCTCTATTACATTTTAACATATTTGCATCTGTATCAGAAGTAATTTTTATAATATTATAATAATTAATCTGTTCACTATATTTACTTAGAATAATATTAACAAATTTTTCTAAGATTTCTTGATTATTGTAATTAAAATAGGTGATATTATAAATAAATTCTCTATTTTTAGATATAACTGATAATAAATTCTTTGTTTTTTTAAGATATGTTAGATGTTTTTTAATTTTATTTTCTAACATATCTACATATTTTATAGGATCATTATCAATACTCATAGAATTTGATATTTCTGATATATCATCCATAAATGTATTATTACATATTTTATTATTATTAGTTATTGTAAAATAATTATCATTATTTAATTTTAATAAAATTTTATTAAAATCTAAATCACAATTGGTCACTAATTTATTTAAATCATATGCAGTGTATGTATCAATATTAATATCTTTCATAAATTTTTTTAAGAATTTAGTAAGTATTTTCTTCTCAATAATAGGACATCTAATATTAAAACATCTACTTTTAATAGAATCTGGTATTTTAGATAAATTTGTACTTATAGTTATAAATAAAACATTTTGTGAATAAAGTTCCATCATTCTTCTAAGTGTCATAAATGCATTAAAAGTAAGTTTATCAAAGTTTCTTAATAAAACTATATGACGACCATATTTATAATTTCTAACTTTTATAATATTAATTAAATATTTAGAAATTATATGTTTATCATAATTTACTTTATTATATAAATCAAATTCTATAAAAGCTGTGTTTGTATGTAAATTAAATTCTATATTGTTATTTTTGTGTATAATAGATGTTTTGTATAAGCGAAGATCTTTTATATTTAGTTTTGTATTTGTTAAGTTATTAATAATGTAATATGCATAATATTCTTTTAGACTTTGATTTTGACCAAATAAATTTATATGGTTGGAATCTTCTAATGATATTTTGGTAATATTATTTATAATATGGTTTGGTAATAAATTATAGTATTCATTAATATTGTTAATAAAATAATTTATTAACATCATTACTAATTATAATGGTTTATATAAATATTCAATTTTTATAAAATTATTATAATATGTAAATTGACTTAAATTTAAATTTAAATAAATTTATAATGGAGTATATCCAAGATTTTAAAAATTTAGAATTACCAATAGGAGCAAGTAAAGATGATATTAAGTCAGCATATAGAAGGTTATCTAAGAAATATCATCCTGATAAGAATAAAAACTGTGACTATTCAGAATTTATTAAAATTTCAGAATCTTACAAAAGATTAATGAATATTTATAATTATAAGATTGATATTGAGGATTATGAGTTTTATATTAGTAATTATATATCAATTATTAAATACCTATATGAAGTAATACGAGACAAATTAATAGAAAATACAAGTAATTGGTTTACTCAAAAAGAAACAGTTGAGAAGACTAATGAAAATACAAAAGATATTATTGTAAATTTAGATGTAAATTTAATAGATATATATAATTGCGAAGTTAAGAAAGTAGTAATAAAGGTTTTAAGAAAAGATAATAATAATTTAATAGTAAAAAAAGAAGATTTTTATATATCTTTATTTGATTTTAAGAATCAATATATTTTTAAAAATAAGGCAGATGATAGTTTTAGTAAAGATAATGGAGATATAATAATTAATGTAAATATAAATAATAACGATAGATATTACATAAAAAATGAAAAAGATCAAAAATACAATTTATATTATGATATGGATATAACATTATCTGAATATTTATTTGGAATTAATAAATCTATAAAAATTTTAGATATGGATAATAATATTATTAATATAAATAGTAATACATTATATGAGAATAAAGATATTGTAATAAGCAATAAAGGTCTCATATATAAAAATGATGAAAAATATTTTAGGGGAGATTTTATAATAAAATTTATAATTTTAAATAAATCTGAAAAAAAATTAGAATTTAAGAATGACCCAGAATTTAAAAATTTAATATGTAAATATTTTTAAATTTTCGTTTTAAACGAGAAATCCATTATGGTAATGAAAATGATTTAAAGGAAAGTTAATAATTGTATTTATAAAAAAATAAAAAATGCCAGCAAAAGCTAAAGCACAAAAAAGCGAAACTTCTTCTAAGACAAAGAAAAGTGTATCAAAGAATGATTCAACTACTAAAAGGTCTAAGGTAAAGACCTCCAAGAAATCTCCAAAGGCACAAAAAGTTGTTGTGAAGGAAGAACCTGTTGTTGAGACTACTGCTGTTGAAACACCTGTTGTTACTGAAACACCTGTTGTTACTGAAACACCTGTTGTTACTGAAACATCCGATTCTACTCCTCGTGCGGAAGATGCTCTTTCTTTAAAACTTGCAGGTCTTCGTGAATCTCTTTCGCAAGTTCTAACACTTGTAAAAACTATCCAAGGAGATATTAAAAGTGTAGAGAAGGATTACGCTAAGATTGTAAAGGATCATGACAAGATTGCTAACAAGCGGCGTAGTCAATCTCGTAAACCAAGTGGATTTGCCAAACCATCTCCTCTATCTGATGAGATGACAGAATTTCTTGGTCTTGACAAAGGAGTAGAAATTGCTCGTAATGAAGTTACAAAACTTATTAATAAGTACATTGTTGATAATAACCTTCGCGAAGAAGCTGATAAGAGAAAGATTCTTCCAGATCAAAAACTAAGCAAACTACTCAAACTAACTGGCGATGAAAATCTATCTTATTTCAACCTCCAAAAATACATTAAGCATCATTTTGTAGCAAAAACTGAATAAATAAATTAATAAACCATTTAAAAATTTTTTTTTATATTTAATATAATATATTATATTATGATTATAGAAGATAAAAAATTATTAACATTAATAGAGAATGGTGTTAATGAATTAAATAGTTATGATATCGCAAAGATTGTTTATTATCTTTATAAGGATGATTATGTTTGCGGTAAATTAAAAAATAAATTATGGTATCATTATGAAAACCATAAATGGAAACAAACTGAGTTAGGACCATATAAAGAATTATCAACAAATATTGTGGAATTATTTGAAAAATATGATTCACAAATTAATGATGAAAAAATTAATGAAAAAGTAAATGCAATTATATTTAAATTAAAAAATGTAAGTTTTAAAGAAAGTGTTTGTCGTGAATGCACATATTTATTTTATGACCCTGATTTTATAATGAATTTGGATAGAAATATAAATTTAATATGCTTTAATAATGGTGTATGGGATATTCGTAATAAAACTTTCAGAGATGGTATAAAAAGTGATAAGATTTCTTTATCAATTGGAAAAAATTATGATGATAATGATGAAAAGATGGATGCTATTATAAATCAATTTATTCAATTTAGAAAAAAAATATTAGAAAAAAGATCTCCAAATCATATTTTTAAAATTAAAACTTAGAATAAATAAAATTATTTTAAAATTTATGCTGGTTGCAGGGTTCGAACCTACGCGGATAAATATCCAATGGAACTTGAGTCCACCGCCTTAGACCACTCGGCCAAACCAGCATTTAAAATAATAATAAAAATAAGTGATTAATTAGTAGTACTTCACATACTATAATGATAACTTTCCTTTAAATAGTTTTTATTATTAAATTCTTTTTAATTATTAAATAAAATGCTATTTACTGATAAGAAGGTACAATTATTATTATTTGGATTATTATTTATTGTATTTATATTAATTAATAAAAAAGATTGTCCTTGTAATGTTCCTGATGAAAAATTAAAAGACACATGTTACCGCTATGAAGTATTTGGAATACAAACAAATCATATATATCTATATATGATATTAGGATATTTATTTCCAGAATTTTTAATAACTGTTCATATAGCAGGAATATTATGGGAATTATTTGAGATGTATTTAGATCATAATGAAGAATTTGCAACACAACTTTTTGGAGGTTGTTTAAAAGAAGATAAAACTAATAATAAATATATAGTTGGAAGAGGTAAAGAAAAATATATGAATCCGATTGATAAATTTTTCGGTATAAAGAATTCTAAAATACATGGATGGCATGGTTCAGTTGCTGAAATAATAGCTAATATAATAGGTTTCGAAATAGGACGACAATTATATTCATATAACATAAATTCATATGTATTTATTTTAATAATAAGTAGTTTATTTGGATTAGAAATGTTAAATACTAAAATTAAAATTTAAATATTTAATTAATTTAAAATTTATATTTAAGATGACTTATTTAAATTTATTATATATTAGTAAAACAAAATGTATTAATGAGTAAAAAGTAATAAAAGCTATTTTGCATTAGAGTTTTTATTATTAATAGTTTTTAAAATTTGTTTTTCTTGTGTTCTAATATACTTTTTTATTAAATTAAAACAAAATTGAGCTATATTTCTAACAACAATAAGTTTATTATATAATATTCTGGGTCCTTCCATTATCTCTTTATCTTTTATACTTTTATCAAGTGATTTCCATATTGTATATAATTCTTTTTCTTTTTTAAATTCAGAAATAGTTTTTAATTTATTCATTTCTTCTTGGAATTTATGTAAAAATGTATCAAAATCTTTCATTATTATAAAATATATATTTTTTAAATAATGAATTAAATGTAAAAAATTTGAAAAAAAAATATTTTTTATATTTATCCTAATCATGCCAATCATGATATCACCTCAATCATACATGATATATTATACTGTACCTTCTTTACCAATTGAAATGAAAGTAATGAAAAGAACTATTAAAATAAAAGATTACCAAGTTAAATTATACAAGATGAATGAAGTTAAATTAATTACTGAATATTTCGCTCAGTGACCCACCTTTATCTAATCTAGTAATTGCTTCTGATAACATAGGAGCAATAGAAAATCTTTTAAGTTTACTACATTTTTTCATATTTTCTTCTTGTGGTAAAGTATCGCTTACAACTACTTCTTTAATATAATTAGTATTATTAATTCTATCTAATGCTGGCCCAGATAATATACCATGAGTAACAATAATTATGATATCTTTTGCTCCCTTAGACATTAATACTTCTCCTACTTTTATTACAGTCCCACAAGTATCAGCCATATCATCAATAATTATTGCTGTGCGACCTTCTAAATATTTTTTATCTCCAATTAATACTGCTTTATCTACTTTATTAATTTGAGTATAATCGCGTTCTTTACTAACAACCATAAATGGCATCTTAAATTTATTTGCATATGTTTGAACTCTTTTAAGGGCACCTTCATCAGGTGCAATAATAACGAATTCAGAATCTAAAGACTTATCAAAATTTTTATTAATATTATGAGTATTTACTAAATAATTATGAATCATATTAATACAATAAAAGTTATCACAAGGAATATTAAAAAATCCTTGTATTTGAGCAGAATGTAAATCAAATGAAACAATTCTATTTATTCCAGCAGTTGTAAATAAATCAGCAATATCTTTTGCTGATATACATGTTCTAGAATTATCTTTTTTATCTTGTCTTGCATATGGATAACATGGGCAAATTAAAGTTATATTTGCAGCATCTGAAATTCTACAATTTCTTATTAATAAATATGTTTCCATTATATAATCATTAATTGATAAAGCTTTTTTTTTATTATAATACGGAGATGTAATAATAAATATATTCTTTCCTCTAATTGATGTTTTAATTGATGTTCTTATTTCTGAATTTGAAAAATAAATAATATCACTATCGATAATTGGAATATTAGATAAATTTGATAAATCACTTGCTAATTTTTTATGCGAATTAGTGGAAATAATATAACTATTAGTTGTCATATTTACATTAAAATATATCAAAATTGTTTATATGGTTTTCATAATAGCATTTACTTTACCTTTCAGAAATAAAATATATATAATTTTTTAAAAATTTGAAATTTTCAATAACAGTATTTAAAGGTTAGTAACACTACTAATATATCTAAACACTATGAACTCTATCTGCTTACCTCGTGATGTCAATGTTGATGAGCATGTCAGTATTGGTGCTTTAAAAACTTTACAATCTGGTGGAAAAATGGGTTATGTTTCTAATAAAGAAGGTAAGTTAATTTTCCAAACACCTGAAATGTATGCTCCATTTGGAGTCTCTGAATGGGTAAATGAAAATGATGGTTCTAAGAAATATGATATCCAATTATCATTTAAGGATATCGATAGTAGAGAAACATTACAACAACTTAAGGAATTCTTAGAACAAATTGATAATAAAGTTGTTGATGAAGGACTTTCTAACTCTCAAAAGTGGTTTGGTAAGAAATATAAGAGTAAGGATGTTGTATTAGCACTATTTAATGAATCGGTAAAGTATTATAAGGATCCTGAAACAGGTGATCGTAGTGATAAGTATCCAGCAAACTATAAACTCAAACTCCCTTATCGTGATGGAGAATTTAAGGTAGAAGTTTATGATGGTAAAAGAAACAAAATTGATATCAATTCAGTACAAACAAAAGGTGCCAAAATTACAGCACTGGTAGAATGTAATGGTGTTTGGGTAATTGGAGGTAAATTTGGAATTTCATACAAGACACTTCAGTTACAAATTAAACCAAGAGAAACAATTTCTGGATTCTGTTTTAAGAATGTAGAAGAAGATAAGATTGAGGCAGATGATGATATTGAGGAAGTAACACAAACTGTAGATAATACAAAGATTGAGAATAGTGATGATGATGATGATGATGACGAAAGTGATGATGATATTTAAATAAAATTAAAAATTAAAAAATTAAAAATTATAAATAATATAATAAAAACAATTTTTTTTATTCTATTTAAAGGACTTAAAGAGAATATACTAAAATCTTTAAATAGGTATGTCAGAAAAGGCATATACACCATATCGTATATCAACTATTACTGCAGTGGGTAATATTAATACAATAATTGATCTGCAATTATTATTTAATTTATTTACTCCTAAAGATAATATTGTATATATGGAATATGGAAAAACAAAGAATGAATCTAATTTTAAAGGAAAACATCCAAAAAAGAAAAATAATAAAGTTAAAAAAAAGAGATTTGATAATCAATCAACTGTATTTATAAAATTTAATGATAATTCATATGTTAATATGAAAATCTTTAAAAATGGAAAAATACAGATGACAGGTTTAAAAAATATTAATTATGGAAAACAGGCAATTAACATAATTATTGATTATATTAAGGAATTATATATAAAAAATAAAAAAATTATAGAAGATTATGATAAAATAAATTTAACAAATTACAAAATCTGTTTAATAAATAGTGATTTTAAGTTTAATACAAAAATTAAACGAGATAACTTATTTAAATACATTATTAATAATACAGAGTTAGTATGTAGCTATGAACCATGTATTTATCCAGGAGTTAAGATACAATATTTTTACAATAATATTAATAATGGTATTTGTAAATGTGAAGAATATTGTGAAAATAAAAATAAAAATTCTAAATGTACTAAAATTACAATTGCTATATTTGAGTCAGGTTGTACAATTATTACAGGTGCTAAAAATTTAGATCAAATTAATACAACATATGAATATATATCAAATTTATTAAGTAATAACATTTCTCAGTTTAAGAAGAAGGAATTACCAGTTTTATAAATAAAAATTTTTAAATTAATTTTTTTATTTAAATTACATTATTTATTGCCATGTTTTTTAGTAAAGGTAACATCTCTTTAAAAGTTGTATTAAGTTCCTTTAAACTTTCAGATATATCTCCTAAGAATTCAGTAACATTTTTTTTAACTTCTCCGCCTCCTTCTAATTTTACATTAGTTTCTAAAAACTTAGTTAATCTAATATACATTGGGTCAACTGATAATAAATCAGTAGTATTAACAGTAGATACAGAAGAACCCGAACTTACTGAACTACGACCACCTTCACTTATTAAATCCGAATCATCACTGGAAACACTTACATCATCTTTAATTATATTTGAGTCCATATTCTCACCTCCATCAAATGTAGTAAAATTTTCTACAGAACCATCACTGGATTCTGGTGACATATCGGGTACATCTTCTGAACTGGCAGATGTATTAAATTGTGTATTTTCAACAAATTGTTCTGTTGACTCAGACATTTGATCTCCTCCTATATTAGTTACATTGACGTCTGATGAATTTTCACCACCTTCATAATTATCATCAACAAATATAATCTTTTTTTTTTCAGCATTCATTATTTATATTTAAATTTATAAATATTTTTTTTAAATAAATTTATTATAATTTATTAATATAAAATGATATTAAATAAAAGATCTGTAATATTTCTTTTAATAGTTTTCTTAATAGTCATGGCATTATTTCATAATAAATTTAGCATTAATAAAAACAATAATAATTTATTATTATTAGCAATCATTCTATCAATATTTATTTTTTATAATAAGTTTGTAACACCTCGTGTAGAAAAATATATTGAAAGAAACCTACAAGAATATTTTATCGATCATGATAGCTTTACAACTGCAGCAGGCTCAGCAGCAACAACAGCAGCAGCAGCAGGCTCAACTACAGGCGCAGCAGCAGCAGCGACAGGCTCAACAGCAACAACAGCGACAGGCTCAACTACAGGCTCAACAGCAACAACAGCGACAGGCTCAACAGCAACAACAGCGACAGGCTCAACAGCAACAACAGCGACAGGCTCAACTACAGGCTCAACAGCAACAACAGCAACAGGCTCAACTACAGGCTCAACAGCAACAACAGCGACAGG